CTAAGCCACCAGGCGCAACGGCTTCCTCGCACCCGTCTTGCCTGGCTTCTTCTCCTCCAGCGCTGCGAGGACTTGGCCCGCGTAGTCAGCGGCGGCGTGAGTGTAGAGCCAGGTGACCTTGCCCGCGCGCTCGTGGCCGAGGATCTCCTGGGCGATGACCTCCGGCACACCTCGGTCGTGCAGCCGTGACGCGAAGCTGTGCCGCTGGTCGTGGAAGGCCGGCCACCACTCCGTCCGCTCTTCCTGCACCTTCCGCGCCCGGCCTGTCTCCGGGTCGGCCTTCTCCACGGTGACCTTCCGCGTCTTCTTCCTGCCGACCCCCGAGTCCTCGAGCGCCTTCGTCCAGAGCCGTCGGAACGCGGAGCGCCGAAGGGGTGCGCGGTATGGCTCGCCCTCCGCAACGCCCGGCCGCTTCGAGCCGCGCCGCACTTTGTTCCGGCCATGGAAGACGAGCTCGGCCGGGCACAGTCCGTCGTCCGGCTCGGAGCGACTGGTGCTGGCGTCAGGCTCGTCGGCCAGGAGCTCGCGAAGCACGCGGAGTGCGAGACCGGTGATGGGGACGGTGCGCAGGCCGGCGTCGGTCTTCGGGTAGACCTTGCGCCGGATCCGGCCGCGGACCTCCGTGAGGACCTCGCGCACGTGGATGACACGACGGCCGAAGTCGATGTTGCACCACCGGAGTCCGGCGAGTTCGCCCCAGCGGAGCCCGGTCTCCTGGGCCACGATCTGCAGGGTGTGCATGTAGTCGGGGAGGTGCGCGCGGATCAGCCAGAGCTGGGCGTAGCTGGGGGGCCTGCGGTCCTCTGGGTGCTTCTTCTTCACCTTTGGCAGCTTGACCCCCTCGGCCGGGTTGAAGGGGATGCGGCGGTCACGCTTCGCGGCCTCCAGCATCCGATCGAGGATCTGGAACACCTTCACCACAGAGGAAGCGGCGAGCGGGCCGCCGTTCTCGTCGTGCAGTCCGTTGACCCAGGTCTGGATGCCGAGCCAGCTGAACTCGTACAACTTCAGGGACCCGAAGTGCGGCTCGATGTGGTTCCGGTAGCTGCGGCTGTCCCGGTCGAGGGTGGTCTCCTCGCCGGTCTGCGTCGGCCACCACAAACGGTGCCAGGCGCACAGCGTGATCTCGGACCGAGCCGGGTCCAGCCACGTGCGCTGACGCATCTCAGTGCGGATCTGCTCCAGGAACTCGATGGCCTTCGTCTCGGTCGGCCAGTTCTTCGAGCGTCCTTTTCCTTGCGGATCGGTGTACCGGGCCTCCCAGGACCCGGTGTGCTCCTCGGCGGGGACCGGGGTCCGGGCACCGGGGTACTTCTTGAGGCACGGCGGGCAACCGCACCGCATGGAGGGGTTCGGCCGCGGGTTGTTGACGGGCGTCGTCGTCTTCGGCATGGCGGGGCTCCTGATCAGAGCGGGCCGGCGGCGATGGCGTCCTGCGGGATGACGATGGGGTCGCCGCAGAAGCAGGCGAGGCCGCCGCCGGTGGCGGTGGTGGTGGGAGGTGCGCCGAGGTCGGCCAGGAGAGCCGCGAGGTCTCTGATCAGGTCGTGGTGGTGGGTGCCCCCTTGGACGGTGATGGTGATCTCGTCCGGGTCCCAAATAGCGGTCTCCGACTGGGAGTCGGCCACGGCGATGAGAGTGCACACAGGTATCCCCCAGGGCTGCGCGGAATGCGGAAGCGCTGCGGGAGGACAGCGGGAAGTTGAATCTACATCGGCATGTGGATGGCGCACAGCCGTTTCGGCATATGCATTCGGAAGAACTAATTCCCTTCTACTTAGGCAACCCTCACCCCCGCGCTTGGGCAGACTGGCGCATCGCCTCGGCGGTCTGAATGAGGGCCCGCTGGCTGCTCGTTGGGAGCGCGCGGTAGATCTCCAGGAGCCGTTGCTCGCGTTCCTGGTCGCTCGGGCCGGGCACCGGCTTACCCGCGGCCTCGAAGAGTTGGCGCGGGCTCACCTCGACGCCCCAGCTCCGCATGATGTTCCCGATGGCGCGGAGATCGTCCGGGTTGATCCGAGACGTGCCGCGCGTGCGGTTCATCCAGGCGTTGAGCGTGGGGTATTTGATGCCGGCGGCTGTCGCCAGCTCCTTCTGTGTCTTGTCGCCCGTCTCCTCGAGGAGGCGGGCGAGTAGTGCTGCCAGGTCCTCGCCTGTGGGGGCGGGGTCCTCGGCGGCGCGCGTGGGGTCGCCGGGGTGGTTCGGGCCTGTAGTCACACACGGCAGAATCGCGCATCTGCATCTACACGCGCAAGTAGATCCCAGCAGGTTGACCCGTATTTGACAGTGCACCGGCGCACCTACATGACCCCTGTGCGCCCCCACCCGACTCACCCTGACCCTCAGTGAGCCCCCTTGACTCGATCTACATCTACATGCAGACTGTAGACATCGCAGGTCAGAACGGCCCGCGACACCCCTATTCGGCCATGCGCCGGAGGATCACCATGCGACGACTGGACCAGGGAGCCCCGCTCCGAGCCGCCATAAGGGCGGCCGGGCTGGACATCCCGCACCTCGCCGCCCGAACGAAGGAGCTGGACCCGACCGGCAAGGGCTTGAGCCCTGCGTACGTCGGATTCATCGTCGGCAGCGGCAAGACCGCCCGCGAGGAAACGAGCAAGAGGGCCGCCGGCCTCATCGCAGAGGCGCTCGGCCTGGAGGTCGGCGCGCTCTTCGAGGATGTCGTTCTCACGCTCGTGGAATCTACATCTACAAGCAGATCGAAGACAGCGGCTCCCGGAAAGTCGGCGCCGCCGCTGCCGGAGCAGCTGCTCGACCAGCGCGAGCTCGCCCGCTTCCTGCGCAAGTCCATGAGCTGGATCGACGGACAGATCCGGGAGGCGAAGGAGGCCGGCCACACGTGGCCGGGCCTGCACTACGTCGGCCGCTCCAGGCGCTTCGACGCCCGCGAGGTCCTCGCCGGGATGCGCGACAACCGCGCACAGATCTCCGCCTGAACACACCGCGGGGCCGTCCGCACCGCCAAGTACCGGACGACCCCAGGCGACCCACCCACCGAGAGAGAAAGGGAGCAGGCCGTGAAACCACAGGCTAGCCCCAAGATCACCCCGCCCGGCGCGGACCAGGAGCCGGAGCTCCTCGCCCTCGCCCGCAGCGGCGACCGGGAGGCATTCGCCTCCCTCTACAACGCGCACCGGGCAGATGTGTTGCGGTACGTCCGCAGTCGGACCAACGACATGGACCTGGCCGAGGACCTCGTCAGCGAGACGTTCCTCCGGGCACTCCGCCGCATCGACACCTTCACCTGGCGGGGACGCGACTTCGGCGCCTGGCTGGTCACCATCGCCCGCAACATCCTCCACGACCACTACCGGGCCGCCCGGACGCGGACCGAGGTCTGTGTGGGGGAGGTGTTCGAGGGCGCTCAGCCGCTGGAGGACAGCGCCGAGACCGTCGGCCTTCGCCAGCTGGCAACCACCCAGACCGTCGCGAACGTGCACGCCGCACTCCTGGAGCTCACGCCCGCCCAGTACGACACGATCCGGTTGCGCTACCTCGACAGCCTGTCGGTCGCGGAGACCGCTGCGGCGCTGGGCCGGAGCGAGGGCGCCGTGAAGACGCTCGCCTACCGCGCCTTCGCCACGATGCGGACGCGTCTGGCGGTGGCGGCGTGAACAAGAACCTCCCCGCCGCGATCAAGACGATCCGCGAGCTCCTCGCCGGTGACGGCGACGTCGCGCAGGCCATCGCGCACGCCCTCGACGGCCAGGGCCTCCTCGTCGACCCGATGCGGACCTTCGGTGCGGTACTACGCCGGACCCGGGAGGGCTGGGAGCCGATCACCCCGACCGCCCCGTCCGCCGAACCGAGCGAGCCCTCGCCGGTAACCGAGCTGGAGCAGCAGGCCAGCCACTGGGACACCGCCTGCGAGCGCGCCCGCCAGCTCGCCGCCACCCTTGCCGTCCAGTACCGGGCGGAGCCCGACGTCACCCGCGTCACGGCCGACCGGGACACCGTCGTCATCAGCCTCCACATCACCGACCTCGCCCGCTGGACCGCCTGGATGGACTCGCTCGGCATCACCGAGCAGCAGGTCACCGGACTCGACTACGTGATGGCAGGCCGGACGTCATGGGACGGCATCCCGCTCAGCGTCCTCGGGTACGACGTGCCGGAGCTCCAACTCGCCCAGGCCGCCGCCCAGGCGCACCGCCCCTACCGCCACGGCGGAGTCGTCTACGACCTCGCCGTCGGCCAGAGGGACATCACGGGCGACGTCTGGTTCTTCCAGGGCGAGACCTCCCCGGAGGGGATGCCGTACCTGTCGGCCGATGGCCGGCCGGAGCGCTGCACCCTCGCCAACGTCGTCGAGCTTGTCGGCCCGCTCACCGCAGTCCGGGAAGCCGCCACCGTTGCCGCCGCCGGGGGTGAGCGCGCATGACGGACTCCAACGGCGCCGCGATCGTCGAGCTGTTCGACGGCACGGTCACCCTCACCGACTGGTCCCTGTGCGAGCTCGCACCGGACTACTACGGCCACGCCTACATGCAGATCGGCGGCTGGCTGCTGGAGGGCTCACAGCCCGGCCTGATCTCGCAGGGCACCAACCACATGGTGCGGGCTGACCTGCCGGGCATCCCCGAGGTCGCCCAGAGCGTGAACGTCACGGTCGAGACGATCGGCTACGGGAAGCCGCAGCGGTTCATGAAGATCCAGTGGCGGCACCTGTCCTACCCGGCGAACTGGCTGGACGTCCTCCGCGATACGGGGAGGCTCCCCGCGCCGCTCAGCGCCGCCCCGGACGTGCCGGAGGCGCCCGCGCTCACCCGCCGCCAGCAGCTGCTCCTCGCCAAGATCCGTGAGTCCGCCGGCCTTCGGTGGACCACGGGCGTGGCCCAGGCCTTCTACCGCGAGCTCGGCTACGCGAAGCGCGGGCTGCGGCACGGCGCTCGCAGCGATCTGCACGAGCTCGCCGCCCTCGGCCACCTCACCGTCCACGGCCCCTCGGATGGCCGCTACTTCCTCTACGTCCAGCCGAAGGAGGGCGCCTGATGGCTGCCAGCAAGACCGCACAGGCCTGGAACAAGGGTCTCGTCGGCAAGGCAAAGCCCGCCGAGCCGGTGCGCACCGGGCCCCGGTGCCTCACGGACGGCTGCGGTGCGCAGCCCGGTGGGGTTCGTCGCATCCCCGGCTGGATCGTGATCGAGGTCGTCGGGTCCACGGAGCCGAAGAGGCTGTTCTGCTCCTGGGATTGCGCCGCGTACGGGTCCGCCCTCGCCGAGCTCCGCGTCGGCGGTGCCCAGTGAGCGCGTACACCCGCATCTACGCCCGCCTGATCCACGCCGGGATGACCCCGGCCGAGGTCGCCGCCGAGCTCGCCGAACTCCGCAGGGACATCGGGGTCGAGCTGTCCGCCGGCCTCCGCGAGCACATCCGCGAGACCTGCCGGTACCTGCCGGGCGACACCCAGGGCCGCCGCCGTCTCCGCGCCCGCCAGTACGGAGCGATGAACCGCGCCGCCGACTGGATCGCCCTCGCCGTCGCCACCGGCCGCCTCACCACCACCCCGCACCAGCGCAACAACCGGAGCAACCCGTGACCTTCACCTTCACCCCCGCCACCCGCGAAGCCGCGAAGGCCCGCATCGGCCTCCAGGGCCCGGCCGGATCCGGCAAGACGAAATCGGCCCTCCGTATCGCCGAGGGCCTCGCCAAGGGCGGCTCCATCGGCGTCATCGACACCGAGCGCGGCTCCGCCCTCACCTACGCCCCCGTCCCCGGCAAGCCCGAGCTCGGCGGCCACGAGTTCGGCCACATGCCGATGGACACCCACGACCCCCGCCACCTCATCCAGGCCATCGCCGCCGCCCGTGCCGCCAGCATCAGCGTGCTGATCGTCGACAGCTGGTCCCACTTCTGGAACGGCCGGGGCGGTCTCCTCACCATCGTGGAAGAGGCCGGCCGGAAGCCCGGCGCGGGTGGGTCCTTCGGGGGCTGGCGCGAGGGCAACCCGATCGAGCAGGACATGCTCGACGCGCTGCTGAACTACCCGGGCCACGTCATCGCCACCATGCGCACCAAGGGCGACTACGTGATCGAGGGCAAGAAGGTCACCAAGGTAGGTGTCAGGGCGGTCCAGCGCGAGGGCGCCGAGTACGAGCTCGGGCTGATCCTCGACATGGTCGAAGGCACTGGCAGCGTCACGAAGACCCGGTACGAGCCGCTGGAGGGTCTGACGATCCACCACCCGGGCGAGGACCTGGCGGAGATCATCCTGGAGCAGCTCGGCCAGGGCGTGGACCCGATCGAGGTCCTGATGACCGACCTGACGGCGCCCGGCCTGACCTACGAGGGTGCTCTGGCTCTGCACGCTCGGGCGAAGAGCCGGGGACTGCTGGAGACCGGGCAGCTCCACCCGAAAACTGGCGCGCCCAGCACCATCGGCGCGCTGATCGCCGAGTACGGGTCGGCGCTTCGCCCGCAGCCCGCCGCCCCCGTAGCAGCCCCGACCCCGGCGGAGGCTGAGCAGGCCCCCGCGGCCGCATTCGCTCAGGGGACCGCTTCAACCGGAGTGGTGACGGCTCCGCAGATGCGGATGATGCATGCCTGCTTCGCCAAGGTCGGCCTTGGCGCGAAGGACCAGCGGGACGAGCGACTCCGCGCCACGGGCCTGATCGTCGGTCGCCAGGTCGGCACCGCAAACGAGCTCACCTTCGACGAGGCCGCGACGCTCCTGGACACCCTCAGCGCCTACGGCGACTTCGACAACCCGGCCGACGAGTTCGCCGCCATGGTCCAGGGCCTCGAAGACGAGTTCGCCAAGCAGCCCGCCCACGCCTGATTCACCACTGACCGCGGGCCAGGCCGCCGACTCCCGGCCTGGCCCGCACCGCCCCAGAGAGGAGGAACCCCCAGTGGTGAACCCCACCGACGAGCAGCGCGACGCCATCGACACCTACGGCGACGGAATCGACCTCGTACTCCAGGCCGGCGCCGGATGCGGCAAGAGCTCGACCCTCAAGATGATCGCCCGCAGCGACCCGCGCCGCCGGATGACGTACGTCGCGTACAACAAGTCGATCGCCGCCGAGGCGAGCCGCAGCTTCCCCGCAACCGTGCTGTGCAAGACCGGCCACGGCCTCGCCTTCGACCCCCGGTACAGCGAGCGGCTGTTCGGCCCGCGCCAGACCGCGCACCAGGCCGCCCAGGCCCTCGACGTGAAGAGCATCCTCGGCATCATCGGCGCGACGCCGTCCATCCCGACGGACCTCGGCCTGCGCAAGCCCATGACGGGCAAGATCATCATGCGGGCGGCGCTCGACACCATCACCCGCTGGTGCCACAGCTCCGACCCCGAGATCCGCAGCTGGCACGTCCCGCAGTACGACGGCCTCACGAAGGAGCAGCCGCGGACTGAGCTCCTCGCCTTGGTCCTCCCCGTGGCTCTCGCCGCGTGGGCCGACCTGACCGACGAGACCGGCGTACTGAAGCTCAGCCACGACCACTACCTGAAGATGTGGGCGCTCAGCGGGCCGAAGCTGGCCACGGACGTGGTGCTCCTCGATGAGGCGCAGGACACCAACGACGTCCTCAGCGCGGTGCTGCTTGCGCAGGACCACGCCCAGCGGATCGCGGTCGGCGACTCCGCCCAGCAGATCTACAGCTGGCGTGGCGCGAACGACGCCCTCGCCCGCTTCGTCCGCGAGCTCGGCGCACCCGAGCTGACGCTGTCGCAGAGCTTTCGGTTCGGCCCGGCCATCGCCGCCGAGGCAAACCGCTGGCTCCGCGTCATCGACGCCCCCCTCCGTCTCACCGGGTACGCCGAAGCGGAGTCCTCCGTCGGCCCCGTCGACTGCCCGGACGCGATCCTCTGCCGCAGCAACTCGGGCGCCATGGGCATCGTCATGGAGGGCCTGTCCGCCGGCCGATCCGTCGCCCTCGTCGGCGGGGGCGGGGACATCAAGGCCCTCGCGTGGGCCGCCGAGGCGCTCCAGGCCGGACAGCCGACCGACCACCCCGAGCTGATGGGCTTCCCCTCCTGGGACGCGGTGTGCGAGTACGCCGAGGAGGAGGACGGCTCGCTCAAGACGCTCGTACGGCTGATCAACGAAAACGGCACCGGGCCCATCCTCACGGCCGCCGATGCCCTGGTATCCGAGGACCGGGCCGAGCTGGTCGTCTCGACGGCGCACAAGGCGAAGGGCCGCGAGTGGCCGAGCGTCCGGATTCACAGCGACTTCCGCGCCCCGAAGCCCGACCCGAGAACTGGGCAGATCCTGCTCCCCCGCGAGGAGGGGCGCCTCGCGTACGTCGCGGTGACCCGGGCCCGCCAGCAGCTCGACGCCGAGGCCCTCGCCTGGGTGTCCACCATCACGGCGGTGGCTGCATGACCCTCATCGAGTGGGTGTTCGTCGGCCTGGTCGTCTGCTGGCTCGGTGTCCTCGCCGCCTCCGGATATCTCTACGTCCTCGCGTACCGGGCACTGGCCGACGACGAACAGCCGGCCGAGACCGAACCGGTCCTGTTCGCCGCCGAGTACATGGCGGGCCTCGACCGGCTCCGCGCGGCCATCGCCGAGGCGGACATGGAGACCGAGCCCGGCGCCCCGTCCGCCGACCTCATCGACTGCTGGGGCATCTGGCCCGACGCGCCCCTCGCGAAGGACGGCCGCCGATGACCGATGTTCCCTGGGGCCTGGCCGCCTGCCTCGGCTGCGACACGGACACCTGGTTCGCCCAGGGCGTCTCCAAGCAGGCCGACGAGGACCGCGCGGAAGCGAAGGCGACGTGCGACCGCTGCCCGATCCGCGAGGGCTGTCTCGACGCCGCACTGGTCGAGGAGAAGGGGCTCGGCCCGGACAGCCGCTACGGCATCCGGGGCGGCAAGACCGGCAAGCAGCGGCACTCCCTCGCCCGTTGGCGCACGGAGCGTCAGCGCGCCGCCTGATCACCGGTGCGCGGCCGTGAACCCCACGCCGGCCGCGCACCGGGCCACCACCCACCACCACCCGGAAGGACAGCACGGTGACGGACACCCCGCCCGAGTGCACGCACTGGATCGGCGCTAACCGCCGGTACTGCCGTGCCCTGGAGCGGCTCCGCCCGTACCTACCGGGCCTCCGGTGCCCGGACCACACCCCCGCGGCCCTGCAGGGGAAGCCCGAGCCACCTCTCGGCCCCGGCTGGCCGGCCACCGCCTGGACCACCCCGTCACCACGGAGCGCCAGCGCGCTCTTCGACCAGCGGGCGATCGCTTCCGGCAAGCGCCGAGCCGCCGACCACACCTACCGAGCAGCACGAGACGCAGTACGCGAAAGGAAGTCATGAGCACCACGAACACCGCCGCTGAGGAGACCGAGGAGCGCACGGTCCGTCCGTTCGCCGCGTTCCTCCAGGAGCAGTCCGGCGGCCAGCTGCACGACGAGCTGTCCACCCGGTTCCAGGAGCTGATCGAGGCCGTCCGGGAGACCGGGAAGGGCGGATCGATCTCTCTGAAGATCGACGTCAAGCCGATCGCCGGTACAGACGGCCGGACGCTCACCGTCACGGACGTCGTGGCCACGAAGGTCCCGAAGACCGAGCGCCCGAAGTCGATTTTTTTCGTCACGGATGACGCGAACCTCTCCCGCACTGACCCGCGCCAGCCCGTCATCACGGGCCTCCGCGAGGTCGAGCCCACCCCCGCCCCCACCCAGCTCAGGAGCGCGAAGTGACGCTGTCCCGCTACGACGGCACCCTGCCGTCCGACCTCAACGCCACCCAGGCCGTCATCGACGTCGCCCAGGCCGCCGTTGCCCCGCACGCCCTGGAGCCTGGCAAGGTCCACGTCGTCGCCCTCGGCCGCGGCGAGGTCCGCCAGATCGACCTCACCGGCCCCGAGCACACCGGGAAGCCCCCGAGGAAGACCGGCACCACTCTCGTCCGCGACGTCGACTCCTTCATGGCGTACTTCGACAAGCACGGCACCGACGACAGCGAGGTGTACGCGGACGTCGAGCGCCGCACCATCACCGCGGTCCTCGACGCCCACACCGCCGAGGACGCCCGTTGGGGCAGCCACCGCCTCCAGCTCACTCTCCGCGAGACCACGGCCTGGCGGGCCTGGCTCTCCATGGACGGCCAGCTGGTGCCGCAGGCCGCGTTCGCCGAGTTCATCGAGGACAACCTCGTCGACCTGGTCGAGCCGACGGCGGCCACCATGCTGGAGCTCGCCGAGTCCTTCGAGGTGACCACGAGCGCCGAGTTCCAGTCGTCCCAGCGGCTCGACTCCGGCGCCCGACGGTTCTCCTACGTCGAGGAGCAGACCGGGAAGGCCGGCCACAAGGGCGACATCACCATCCCGGCGACGCTGACCCTGGCCCTGCGGCCCTTCGAGGGCAGCGAGCCGTACAAGGTGACCGCGCGCTTCAAGTACCGCCTGGACAAGGCGAAGGGCGCCCTCACGCTCGGCTTCAAGATCGAGCGCCCCGGCGACACCCTCACCGCGGCCTTCGAGGACATCCGGACGCTCATCGACTCGGCCGTCCCGATGGCCGTGCTGAACGGCGCCCCGGCAACCCGCTGATCCACCCCTCATGGTGCGGCCGGTCATCCGGCCGGCCGCACCCCGCACCAACCCGAAGGCGAGCTGTGAGCACAGAGGCTGTGACGTGGGCGATGGATGACGCCCCCATGCTGCGTACCGACAAGGGTCGGCCCGACAGCACGGCTCGTCATGTCCTCCAGGTCCTCGCCGAGCACGCCCGCCCGGACGGCTCCAACGCCCACCCGTCGCACCTGCGGATCCAGTACCGCACCGGGTACGACGAGCGGACGATCCAGCGGGCGTTGCGCCGCCTCGAGGCCGGTGGACTCATCAAGAGCACCGGGTCCGTGAACGGACGTCGCCGGTGGAAGCTGCAGCTGCACCTGCGGCGGCCGGCCTTCGACTGGGCGGAGCTGGAGGCCGAGGCGGAGGACGCGAAGAAGCAGGCCGCGGAGCGTCAGCGCAAGGCCCGCGCGAAGCGGGTCACGCCTCCTGAGTCCGTGACTGTCACGGATGGAGAGTCCGTGACAGAGCCCGATGTCACGCACTCAGACGACGTGACAGAGGAGGGTGTCACGCACTCTGCGTCCGTGAGTCACGCACTTGAAGTGCGTGATGTCACGCACTCTGCGTCCGAATGTCACGCACTCAGTGCCCCCCTAACCACCAACAACCACCAGAGCAACCACCAGGAACCGTTCCCCGGTCCCGACGATGCCTCCGCACCGGCCGCCACACCCGCCCCCGGTGACACAAGAGACGCACCAGACGACGTCGTCGACGGCGAGGTCCTCGAGGAAGCTCCCGCCGAGGACCCCGGGAAGACCACCGCCCAGACCATCGTCGGCGAGTGGCTGGAGCGATGCGCCGAGCGCCCGCCGTCCCGCGTCATCGGCCAGCTCTCCCGAGAGATCCGCGTCCTCCTCGACGACGACCAGATCCACCCGGACACCGTGCGTCGCGGAATCGCCCTCTGGATGCAGAAGAACCTCCACCCCTCGACGCTCGCCAGCGTCGTCAACGAGGTCATGAACGCCGGTCCGACGCCATCGCGTCCCGGCCAGCCCGACGGCGACCAGTTCGCACGCGCCAAGGCCCGCGCCGCCGCCCGCGCCGCCGCCCGCCAGGAAGGAGCCACCCAGTGACCGAAGAGGAAGCGATCCAGGTCGCCGAGTACGTAGCTGCCGCCTGCCCCGCGCAGAAGTTCGGCGAATACACCCCCGACGTCTGGGGCGAGATCCTCGCCCCCTACGACGTAGACGACGCCCGACGAGCCGTCATCGCCGTCGCCCGCCGCCAGCCCTGGATCAGCCCCGCCGAGATCGTCGAGGAAATCAAGGCCCGCCGCGAGGAGCGCATCGAGCTGGCGCACGTTGTCTACGACGGCAACCCGCTGGAGACCGGCGCCGAGTCGCTGCTGTCCCGCCGCGCCCTCGTCAAGGCTGCGGCCGATGGCCAGCTCCCGTCTCGCACTGCCGCGGCTGCGCTCGGCACGGCTGACCGCCTCGCCCTCCCGTCCGGCGAACCCGGCCCCTTTGCCGGACGCGTTGCCGCCGCCCGCGCCGCCATCGGCCAGAGCATCCCGAAGACCACCGCCGGAGTCGTGAACCCCCGCGCGGTCGCCTGTCGCATCTGCCAGGCCACCCCCGGCAACTCCTGCACCACCCGCGGCCGGGCCCGCCGCGACGTCCACCCCGGCCGCCTCGACGACGCCCGCCGCGTTGCCGCCGGCCTCCCCCCGACCGACCCCGCCGAAGACCTTGCCGCCGCCGACCGCATCCGCGCCGCCGCCGCATCGCTGGCCGCCGACGACCGCATCGTCCCCGCGGCACCCACCACCGAGCCCACCAAGGAGACCTGATGCGTACCAGCCGCTTCCCCCAGCTCGCCGTCCGCTGTTCCTGGTGCGCCGCCCCCGCCGGCCAGCTCTGCACCACTCCCTCCAGCGGCAAGGAACAGCGCACCCAGACGCACGACGCCCGCCGCATCGACTGGGTCATCAAGACGGCCACCTGCCCCGTCTGCGCCGCCGCCCCCGGCTACAGCTGCCTCACCACCCGGCCCCCGCTCATGCCCCTCACCAGCCCCCACCCCGAGCGGATCACCGCCGCCGACCGAGCCCACACCGCCACCCACAGGACCCCGCCATGGCCCCACAGTGCCCCGACTGCCGACAACCGATCCGCTGGACCATCACCGAAGCCGGACGCCGCCTCGCCGTCGATCCCGACCCAGACCCGACCGGAAACGCGGCTGTCTGGCGCGACGGAACCGGCGCACTCCGCTCCCGCCGCCCCACCGCAGAGCTCCCCCTGACCGGCTGGGAGCGGCTGCACATGCCGCACATCGCCACCTGCCCCACCCGCCAGAAACAGACCGCCCTCCCGCTCCCGGCAGGAGTCACCCGACTCTCCGACCACCGACGGAAGAAGAACCGATGACCTCCACCCCCGTACCTCAGAGCAAGATCAACGCCACGCTGACAGACCCCGGCCAAGGCGAACACCTCTGGACCATCCTCGCCATGTACAAGGTCGCCGACGAGACCATCCGCCGGATGAACAGCGGAGAGAACCCCGGCACCAGCTTCCTCGACCACGAGAACCTGCTGACCATCGAGGGGACCGGCTGCTTCAAGTGCGAGCAGCCCTACAGCAAGTTCATCGCGCACCGGAAGTGCACCGGGTCGATGGGAGACCCCTCGTGACCCAACCCGAGACCACCCACCAGGGCCCTCACCCCGACCACGGCGGACTCACCACCCACGTCGGCACCCGCGAGACGTGCACCGGCCCGGACTGCGGACCGCCCGACCCCGAAGACGAGATTCGCGAAGCCGTCCTCGACCTCGAAGCCCTCCACACCGCGGCGTACGGAACCAGCTGGCGCGTCGCCCGCGAGGAGGGGGACGTCTACGACGCCTCGTGCCGCGCGATCGGCATCGAGCCCACCGACGGCGACGCCGACATCGTCGTCTTCCAGGCCGACGACATCTCCGAGGAAGACGCCGCCTACATCGCCGCCATGGGCCCCGACATCGGCAGCCTCCTCGCCGACCTCCTCCACGAGATCGCCGAGGACATGACCTCCAGCACCCTCACGCCCGTCCAGGAAGCCGCCCGCAAGCTCGCCCACAAGATCAACAACCGCCCCTCATAGATCCCCGACGCCGGAACCGGTTCGCTCCGGTTCCGCGCGCAGGAGAACAGGAAGATCAACATGGCACTGCCCACCATGACCGGCGTCGGCCGCCTCACGAACGACCCCGAGCTCCGCTTCACCCCGTCCTCGAAGGCCGTCGCCTCGATCCCGCTCGCGTTCAACTCGCGCCGGCTGAACCAGCAGACCCAGCAGTGGGAGGACGGCGACGTCCTGTACGTGCGGGGGACGGCCTGGGAGCGCCTGGCGGAGAACGCCGCCGAGACCCTGGAGAAGGGCATGGAGGTGATCGTCACCGGGGAGCTCCGCACGGAGTCCTGGGAGAAGGACGGTCAGAAGCACGAGCGGGTGGCGCTGCTGATCCGTTCCATCGCCCCCAACCTGGCGTTCGCGACGGCGCAGGTCACCAAGGTCACCTCGGGTCAGAACGGCGCCCAGCGGCCCGCACAGGGCCAGCAGGGCCGTGCGCAGCAGTCCCGCCCGAACCAGCCCCCGGCCGATGACCCGTGGACTGTGGGCGCCGCCCAGGGCTACACCTCGAAGCCCCAGGGCCAGCAGGGCCGCCAGGGATACAGCGACGAGCCCCCGTTCTAGTGGCCGCCGTCCTCCGTCTCCCCGGCGGCGCACGCGACGCGTCCGAGATCGTCGAGGCGCTCCTCGTCGCCGCCGGGGCCCGCGACACCACCGCCCCACAGCTGGCCGCCCGCTGGCGGGCCATCGCCGACGACATCGGCGACGCCCTCGACCAGCTGCCGGTCCCGGCCGGCGCACAGCACGACTGACCACCCGAATCACCGGACTTGGGGCCCTACAGAGGGCCCGCCCCGGCCACACCGCCAGGAGCACACGCCATGTTCGGACTCACCACCACCCGCCGCCTCCGCAAGACCCAGCGTGAAAACGTCGGCCTGCACGCACGGCTCGGCCTCCTCCAGGGCTTCCACCAGTCAGAAACCACGGCCCTCCGCCGTGCCGAGCAGTGCCTCAGCGACGAGATCGACGCGCACATCCTCACCATCCGCGCCCGCCACACCGCCGAGGACGCCCTCGCCACCGAGCAACGCACCACCCGCCTCCTCGCCGAGCAGCTCCTCGTCGCCACCAGCGAGAAGAACCCCGCCGCCCGCGCCGCCCTCGGCCTCCCCGAAGAAGGCCCCTGGGATCGAGCCGTCGAAGGGCTGAACGCCCTGGTCGACGCCGACATCGCGTTCCACATCGAGCCGGACGGCCACATCAGCAACCCGCTCGGCGACGAGCACATCGAGTGGGACCGCGAAGCGAACCGCTGGCGCCTGGTCCACGACGACGAGACCGACACCACCGAGGAGGCCGGCTGATGCGCGCCGCCCGACTCCGCGTCCGCACCACCACCGCGGCCGCCGCCCTCGTCGCGATCCTCTGCTGGCTCCTCGCCGCAGGCGGAAGCCTCTGGATCGCCACCGGCTACGCCCTGGTCGTCGGCGCCCTGGTCGACATCGCCATGTACCTCCGCGACATCGAGCACGGCCGCCGCCACACCCCCGCGTCACAGGAACTCGCCGATGCCCTGGCCGCTGTCCGCCCCGATGCCGAAGCCGCGGTGAACCAGTCCGCGTGCATCGCCGCCGAATACCTCCAGCGCGCCCTTACCGCCGAAGCCGCCATCGACCGGATCCGCGCGTACCGCAGTATCGCCCCGACTGACGCGAAGGGCCCGACCTGGCTGGCGCTCGACAGTGCCCTCAACCCGCCCGACACCGAGTCCCGCTGAGCATGCGTGAGGGGCGTGCCCACAGTCTGTCCAGGACGGGCACGCCCCCAGTGATCATCAGCCTACGCCCCACGCACACCGGAGCGCTCCGATGACCACCACCACGAACACCGCCACCACGCAGCAGGCCCTCTTCACCGTCGCCCGTCACTGGCGCGACCTCACCGCCGCCCTCGGCACCCGCGGCACCAGCTGGCCCCCCGCCATGGGCATCAGCCTCATCTCAGCCCGCCACCAGAGCGACGAGGAGGCCGAGGCCGCCACCTGGCGCGCCGAAGCCCTCCGCGCCCTGGAGCGCAGCACCGACCAGCCCGGATGGACCGCCGCCCCTCTCAACCTGACGGTGCTCGACACGATGCTGACCGTCGAGGCCGGCCTCCTGGAGCTCGCCGACCAGACCGCGTCCGCCGTCCAGCACGCCCCGATCACCCCGGCCCCCGCTCGCCGGTCGTGGCCCGACGATCCGCGCGCCCGCGCCATCGCCCAGGCCGACGACCGACGACGCAACCAGCTCGCGCTCCGGGAGTCGAAGAACCCGCGGCGCTGGCGGTACCAGGGGGAGCAGCGCACCGCGCCGCTCGCCGCCCTCTGGCTCCTCGCCCGAGTCCAAGGCGTCCTCGGCCCCTGGCGCCCGCTCACCGAGGAGCAGCGCGAGCGGATCCACGCGGTTGCCCGAGCGTCCGCCGGCCTCGTCGAGAGGGCCCTCGACATGGCCGACGGACACGTACGTCTGGCTGCCCTCTGTCCCGCCTGCCACACCGTGACGCTCGACATGCACGGTGGTGGCGGGGCCGCGCCGGTCGCCCACTGCACGAATTGCGGGAGGACCTGGACGTCCACGCTGGCCTGAAGGGGACTACCGCGCAGGCACGGGAATCACAAGCGAGTCTTCGTGCCCCGCCCAGGTCACATAAATCTGGCGGGGCATGGGAGCTGCCATAGAGCCGGCCATCAGAAACTCCACCGCCTCGTGCGCTCGAACGACCGCGTTTTCAGGCAAATGCCATGCGAGTCCCGTTGGGTTATCGCCGGTGGTCACACAGACATCAGTGGCCACTTCGTCCCCTTCATTGCGCAACACGAACAGGTCCTTCTCACGCGCCAGCGACCAGTCAACCGGCTTGCGAGAAGTCCTCTGGTCATGCGCCTCACCCCCTTGGCCAGGCGGCAGAGAAGACGCTATGAACCGCTCCAGCATCTGCTCGGTAGCTAGGGCCCGGCGTTCCGCAGCTTCCGCCTGCCGTGCAGCGATTTCCGAGGCCTGCCGCTGCAGTTCTTCGGCCCTTGCTTGGCTCTTCTTCTGCTGATGGCTCTGCACATAGGTGTAGATGATGGCGATAGCGGCAACAACCGCCGACACCCACGTTGCCTGGTCGCCTGTCTCCATGGCCTGGTAGATCATGGCGCGACGATAGGCGACACACCGGGCGCGGGACTGCTGGAACAACGAATCGGGATCCGCACCGTTCCTCAGGCCGCGTCCCGCTTACGAGCACGACGATTGCCCTCCCACCATCTGCACCGCCGGTACGACTTGCCACTCGGCCGAGTGAAGGGGCGGCGCTCCTGCCCTAGTTGTCCAACGGGAGCCGATACCAAGGCCCCATGATCACCAAGACCACGCGAGGCCTTACGGCTGCCGCTCTCACCGTCCTGCCCCTCCTCGCCGCCACCCCGTCACAGGCCGCCGAGGTCGTCTCCCTCACCGACGCCGTGCAGCAGCTGCCGCTCGCCGCCGAGTCCCGCGCCGGCTACCAGCGCAGCAGCTTCAAGCACTGGGTGGACGCTGATCGCGACGCCTGCAACACCCGCGCCGAGGTCCTCCTCGAGGAGTCCCGTATCCCGGCCACCGTCGAGGCTGGCTGCAAGGTCACGGTCGGCGAGTGGTTCTCGTACTACGACGGTGTCACCGTCACCGCGCCGGGCGGCTTGGACATCGACCACATGGTGCCGCTCGCCGAAGCGTGGGACTCCGGTGCCTCGCAGTGGACCGCGGCCGAGCGGGAAGCGTACGCGAATGACCTGGACGCCGAGCGGTCCCTCGTCGCGGTCACTGCGAAGACGAACCGCAGCAAGGCCGACCAGGACCCCTCCACGTGGCTGCCGCCGTCGGCCGACGCCCGCTGCACCTACGCCGCGGACTGGGTGGCGACGAAGCTGCGCTGGAACCTCACCGCCGACCAGCCCGAGGTCGAGGCGCTGACCACCATCGCCGAGCAGTGCGGACCGCTCACCGTCCAGTACGAGCCGGCCAACTGACCTCACGACGCACAGAGGTCAGAGCCGGAGCGGGTGCCGGGGCGAGAGACCCTGGCACCCGAGTCAGCCAACCCGCGGCGGCACACGAAGGGGAACCGGCTCCTCCTGCCCATCCCAGACAAGCCGAAGAACAGCGGGCATCGGGAACCCCAGAGACCCCGACATCATGAACTCATGCACCTCGTTCGGCGGAAGTGAGACCGGCGTTTCCCAACCTGCCCGCACCGCTCGTGGGCTTTCCTCGATGCGGATGTTCTCGGCGCTGGCGGTGCCCGAGTTGACGAGGTGCCACACCGCGTTCATGTAGTGCTCGATGGTCAGCACCGGGCGGGGTCTGTTCGCCTCCTCCTCCGCAGCCCGCCGCTCAGCTGCCTCACGTCGCTGATCCGCCAGCGTTTCCTCGGCCGCCACAGCCGACCGTTCCGCCGCGTTGCCGGACCGGCGCGCTTCGGCAACGGAAGTCTCGGCCGCATCGGCAGACCTCTTCGCCTCCATGACGGATGCCTCGGCCGCGTTCGCGGACCGCTTCCCGTCGCGCCGCGCCAGATAGCTGACCCAGATCGCAACGGCTGACACGACGATGGCTACCCACGCGGGCGCGTCTCCCCAGTCCATGCGCGGAGGCTATCCATTTCCGCCTCAGCGGCACCGCCGGTATCGGAGACTCAGGCCATGGACGCAGGACTTGCCGCAGTGATCGCAGGAGCAGCCGGCGCAGGAGGAGCAGCACTCGCCGCCTTTGGTACCAGCCTCGGTCTCCTGAAGCAGGCAAAGACGCAGGGCGATCATGCCCATAGACAGTGGTTGCGCACCCATCAGCAGGAGGCGTACGGAGAGATGCTCAGTGCGCTGGAGGGACTTGAGCAGGCCAGCAGAGATGCGCTTGTCGCGGCGCAATTCGAGCTGCATGTACGTTCCCCCGGAGACGACCCTGTTCCGCCTCTCGACGTGGCGCCATCAGAGAGAGTCAAGGCCCAGGCACGCCTGCTGAAGGCAGCAACGCAGAAAGTCATACTCCTGAGCAATCCCGATGTGGGGGAGAGAGCCAGAGACGGAGCGCAAGCGACGCTCATGCTCAGTGAGCACGTCATCGGTCTGGTCTGGGAGATGTCGATCTCTGGGAGCGCCCCCGCCGCGCTCGACCGCTGGGACCAGTTGGCCGACGAGGCATCCAGAGCGTCAGGCAAGTTCATAGCAGCAGCCCGAGCATCCTTGCAGGCCAGGTGATGAACCAGCGTTCAGGCTGCGTTCCACTCGTGAGCCTTGCCTCCCCGCCATTCCACCCACGTCGGGTCATCGAGCACCAGGTCCGGGTCGAGCAGCCCCGCGTCCGCGAGGAACACGGTCAGGTCGTGATCGGAGTGGGCCAGGCCGACGATCCGCCCCCGCACCGTGACCCGCCGGCCACCCGTCGGCGACGGCCGGTGCACGACGATCGGCGGATGCTCCATCCCCCCAGCGTGCACCGAGCCCGTAGTCACAGCACGCCGAGTTCGGTGTCGGGCCGGCACTGCTGGCACGCCCGGTCCGTGTCCTCGGCCAGCAGACGCACCGCTTCGTCCCTGGGCACCGGCTGCACGCGGCGCCCGGCCATCCGGCACCAGCCCTGGTGGACGGCGACGACCTGGTGGCCGACGCCAATGCCCTGTTCGACGACCCAGTCCGGCGGTGGGGGCGGCGGCAGGCGGGAGGCGACCTCGGCGAGGCGCTGCTCCTCCTGCTCAATCCACTGGCGGGTGCGCGCGAGGTCGCGCTCCTGGACTCGCTCCAGGAAGCGGAGCAGGTCGAGCCGCTGGACAGTTTCGCTCACATGTTCGAGTCTAGGGCCTTGCCGTCACCTCCGCGGACGACCGCCAGTAGCCACACGTAGCCTGGCGGCGACAGCGCGATGGCCCCACCCGTCACTCCCGGGTGGGGCCATCGTCATGCCGACTCGCTACTGATCAGAGGGCTCATTCCGAGGGCGGGTGGACCCCGACCCCGAGTGCCCCTTCACGATCGACTGCACGGTGGTGAAGTGCACGCCGATCTCGTCGGCCACAGACCTGTAGCTCGCGTCCTCGCGGCTGAGCATCTCCAGCACCGCGGCCTGCCGGAGCTCCTTCAGGGCCTTGTTCCGGTCCGGCAGATCCTTCAGAACCCTGGTGACCTCGCGCGCACGCTCCGTCGGGTCAGCGATCTGCCCGAGCGCGTCGATGGCATCGAACACTCGCTGCGCCTCCTCGCTCACTGGGCCCCTTCCTGTTTCGGGCGGGCCGCTTGCATCACTGTAGGGGGTCCCCCTACAGTGCATCAAGGCGGCCAACGCTGCTGACGCAAGACGGCCCCGGCCGGCGCTGGAACGCCTCATGGCCGGGGCCAGCCATCCCACCTGTTCTCACCAGGAGGAATGACCATGCCCGACCCTACCCAGCCCAGCCAGGCCGACGAAGCCCTTCGCCGGACTATGGCCATCGAGCAGGCCGGCGACATCCGCCAGCTCCTGACCCGCATGGCTGACCGGCTCACCGAAAACCTCCCGGGCGCCCCGATGCGCGAGGTCAACCGGCTCGCCTACGCCCAGGACTACGCCGACGGCGAGCACGGCTACCGCACCCCCATGGCGATCGCCGTCGAGCACGCCCTGCTCCGGCAGATGCCCCAGATCGGGGACCGGACGATCACCCGCGGCGAGTACGCGCTGATCCTCCGCAACCCCGCCGGCCGCCCCACGAGGGCCGAGCGCGTGGCCGAGCTCCAGCGCCAGGCCCGCGAGGACTACGAGAGCCGCCGGGACCGTGCCGCCGAGGCGCGGATGCAGCTCGGCCTCGCCTGCGCGCACGGCAACCAGGCCGCCGGATCCCGTACCAGCTGACCACCAGACCGGCCGGGCCGTACCCCCATGCGGCCCGGCCACCTTCTCGCTCCTGGAGGAGCAGCGTGAACCCAGACCGGCTCACCACCTGGGCGGTCCACCACCCATGGCCGACCGCTGGCATCACCACGGCCGTGCTCCTGGTCGTGCTCGGCGCGGCGTGGGCCGCCGTGCGTACGATCCGCGCCTGGACGTGGCCCCCGGTGCCCGTGCTCGTCGCCGGATCGGGCGCCCTCGTGTGCACCGCGTACTCCGGCGACACCAGCTGGCGGTTCGCCGGTGAGCGCCTCGGCATGGCGGACAGCACCGAGCGCGCGATCATGTTCGCGGCAGGGGAGCTCGCGCTCCTCGCCTGCGCGGTGATGGCCCGCGCGAACAAGGCAGCCACCGCCACCGCGACGCAGGCCGGGACCGCTGGCGTCCCCGGCGTCCTCGTCTGGGTCATCACCAGCGTCCAGGTCATCCCCTGCTACGCCACGAGCGGCTTCGTCGGAGGCACCGTCCGCGCGACCATCGGCCCCGTCCTCGCAGGGCTGCTCTGGCACCTCGCCATGGGCCTGGAAATTCGCGTCGTCCGCCCCGACGCCCTGTCGACCGGCCTGCCCGCGACGATCGGCCGGGAGCTCCGGGAGCGCCTGCTGTCCCGGCTCGGCCTTGCGACGCGGAACCGTACCGCGGAGCAGATCACCCGCGACCGGGCGACCGCGCGCGCGGTGCGCCTGGCCGCGCTCCTCGAACTCCGACCGAAGGGCCGTCTCGCGGCGAGCCGTCGCCGACGCCTGGCCGCCGCGGTCGCCCGCTCCGGAGCCGGCACGAACTGGGAGCAGCGCCACCAGCTGCTCCAGCTCCTCGCCGCCCGCCGTACCTCCGGTCAGCTCGCCACCCTAGAGCTGGCCTCGCCGTGGACGGGTACCCCCGACCCGGAGGCCGGGTACCCCCGCACCCCGATCGGTGTCACCGGGGCGCAGCTCCGCCGCCTCGACCCGCTCGCCGCAGTGCACCAGGTCCATGCCGCGCACCCCAGCTCGACCCCGGCCGAACTCGCCGCGCTGCTCACCGGGTACGGGGTACCCGTCTCCGAGACCCAGGTACGGGTAGCCGTCGGCGCGGGCAACCGGCCCCGCCCTCCGGCGCCCGAGGTACCCGGCACCGCACGGCCGGCACTCGACCCCGTACCCGACGAGGTACCCGCCCCTGGCCTGGGGCTCGACCTCGTGTCGACGCCGGAGGTACACCCCGAGGTACGCCACCGGGTACCCGCCTTCGCCGCCGAGGCCCGCGCCCCGCGCATCGACGTCCGCATCCCCTTCGAGGGCGAGCAGGCCGAGCCGGAGCACGCCGCGGTGCCCGACCCCGAGGTACCCCAGGTACCCGCAGAGACCGGGGTACCCGACTCCGACGAGGTACCGGTACCCGAGGTACCCGACGACGAGGTACCTGAGGAAGAAGAAGAGGTACCCGAGGGGGACCGGGATGTCCCCGACCCTGACCCGCTCATCGAGCAGGTCCGCGCGGACCACGGCGCGAAGGTGCCCGGCGTCAAAGCCCTCAAGCGCCAGTACGGCATCGGTCAGCCCCGCGCCCAGCTCATCCGCGACGCCCTCGGAGGCACCTCATGACGGACCGCCCGATCACCCCGACCCGGATCATCCCGGCCGGCGCACCACTGCCCGACCGTGGCCCGCTCCCCGGCGAACTCCCGCCGTGGTGGCAGGCGCCCGCACCGCCGCCCCCGCCCCCGCCGCCAGCCGTCGTGACCCCGCCCGCCCCCGCGCCGCCGCCCGACCCGCAGATCCACGTCCACGTCGTCATCCCCTACGAGCAGCCCCCGGAGCCCACCCGCCGCGAGCGCCTCTGGGCGTGGCTCCGCAGCATCGGCCGCCCGTGGCAGGTCTGCGGCGCGCTGCTCCTGGCCGTCGTCCCCATCCCCGGCGTCGACCACAGCGCCGCAAGCATCTGGGCGTACGGCGTCGGCCAGGCCCGCGCCGAGTGGGGAGCGCAACAGGGCTACGCCCTCGCCGCCGTCCCCCTCGGCTGGGCCGTCCTCCGGGCCGTCAAGCACGGCCCGACACTGCGCCGCCTCTGGCTCGGAGTCATCGGTGGCTTCGGCCTGATCGGCGCAATCGACCTCTTCGACATCGTCACCCTGCTCACTGGAGTCACCCGATGAACGCCGCAACCGGCCTCAGTCTCGCCGGAGTCGCTGCCGCCCTGGCCATCCTCTACGCCAACTTCCGCCCGTGGTGGAAGGGCGGCCGTGACCCGAAAGCCCTGCTCCCCTTTGGCTCCGGGTGGCTGCTCGGCTCCCTCGCCACCGTGTGCGCCGGTGGCGCGCTCGGGTGGGGCGCCGCTGGGATCGCCGGACTCCTGTCCAAGGGCGGTGATACTGCCGTTGGCAGCCTCGTCGGCACCGGCGCGGCAGCCCTCGCCTCGCGCCGCATGGGCACCCTGGACCCTGCGGGTGGCGTGGTCGTCGCCCTCGTCTTCTTCGTCGTCGCCCTCGTCTTCAAGGTCTCCGGGAAGCAGGACAAACGCCGCATCGTCGGAGGCATCGTGACCGGTGCGGTCCTTGGATTCCTGCCGGGCATCGCTGCGCAGCTCACCTTCCTGCCGGAGACCGCGAACTACGTTGGCGCGTGGGGCGCGAGCCTCGGCAACGGAGGCGGCGCGTGAAGCGGGCCGCAGTCATCTGGGCCGCCCGCACGGCGACCGCGCAGCGACTCGCCACCGGCAGCAGCGCTCTCCTCGCCCGAATCGGCAGCCGTACCGCCGACTGGATCCGGGCCGGCCGCCGCGATGACCTCGCCGGCCTGGCTGCCGCCCTCGGCTGCATCGCCCGAGCCCTCCTCGTTGCCGCCGGGGCATACGCCCTGTGGCGCATCATCCGCGCCGCGCCCGCGCTCCTCTGGGCCCTGGTCCCCGTGTGGTGCTGGGCGGCCCTTCGCTCCGCTCGCCGCACGGCCGCCGAGCCCGCCCCAGAGGACACCCCCGAGGAGCCTGAGACCGACCCCCGCGAGGCAGTCCTCCGGCTGCTGTACGAGGCCCTCGGAGACCAGCCCGCGATGTACCTCTCCGACCTCCTCCAGTACCTCCAGGATCGAGGCCAGGGGAAGGGCTGGACGGTGGCCAAGCTGAGGGCCCGCCTGGAGGCCCTCGACATCCCCGTGGAGATGCGGCTCAAGACCGGTGGACGCAATGCCAGCCGGGGGGTCGTCAGGGCACAGCTCCCGCCCCTCCCCGACCGACAGACCGCGGCCCCGTCTCCCACGGCATCTACCGCTGCCTGACCTGCACGTCTACCGAACCATCTACCACCCTCTCCCGGCGGATCTACCGCCGATCTACCCACCCAGGAGGACCCCTTGAGCGCCTACGACGAGATGACCAACGCCGACGTGATGAGCGGCGAGGAGATGCACGAGTACGACCGGGCCGCCGAGGCGCTGCTTGACGCGCAGGGCGACGCGCGGGAGGCCGAGGAGGCTGCGGCGGCCGAGCAGCTCGACGAGGGCGACGACGAGGAGTTCGAGGGCCTCGCCGACGGCGAGGAGCGCTGACGATGGCACTGCCCAAGTCGATGCCCATCGGCGAGTTGAAGAAGAGGAACGAGGCGAGCCAGCAGGCCCGCCAGGCCGAGAAGTCCGGCCAGCAGTCCACCAACCAGCGTTGAGCGAGAGGATTACCCCCATGAGCGAGCGAGTGAACGTCAAGGTCCTGCTGCTGATCGGCGGAGAGGCCGAGATCGTGGCGGATGCGCCGGACCCGGATACGCCGGCCCGGTACCCGGCGACCGTGATTGCGGAGGAGGTCGGGGTGCCGGCCAGGGAACTCCCGGGTATGCGGCTGTCCGCCGTCGTGGGGCCGGATGACCGGCTGTCGGGGTGGCAGCGGAGGTAAGGGCTCGTCAGTGGCCCCAGCCCTGCCGTGGGTTGGGGCCGTTCCTTCGCGCCAAGGTGTTGCAATTCAATGGCGTTCCATGTCATACTGAAGCCACAAGGGAACGGGCCGCGAACCCGAACCCACCACCCACCCGAAAGGCAGACAATGTCTGATCACGAAGACGAGATGATGGCGACGGCGACGCAGCGCCTCGCGAGCTCCTACGCGGGCCTCGTCGCCTGCTGCGAGAACCTGCCGCTCCCGATCGCGCTGCCGACCGGGCTCGTGTCCAACCTGGACATGGTCCCCGCCGTGCGGCGCATCGAGCAGCTGGCCGACGAGCAGCCCATGCCGGAGGACCAGCAGGCGCAGCTCTACACGGCCGCGATCCTGTGGCTGGCAGCGGCCGACCTGTACATGCTCCTCACGCAGGAGGGATACCAGGAGGCCCGCGCGGCAGGGGTCCTCGGAATCCTCATGATCGCCCGTGACGCCATCACGGATCTCGGTACGTGGCTGCTGGAGCAGTCCAGCTAGGCATCACCCCACTCGGGCCCCCGGCAGCCAGCCGGGGGCCTCCCCTTTTCCCCGCAAGAGGTGTTGCAATTCAATGGCGTTCCGTGCCATACTGGAGTCACAAGGAAGGGGCCGCGAACCCCGACCACCACCCACAACAGAAGGGACGGACATCATGTCCGACTTCGAAGAGCAGTCCATGCGCAAGATCTCCGCGCACCTCAGCGTCACCTACAGCGGGCTGGCCACGCTCTGCTCCGCCCTCCCCATCCCGGTGACCCTGCCGACCGGCGCCATCTCCAACCAGGAGGCCGTCCCGGCCGTCCGTCGCCTGATGGACATCGCGGAGGACCAGCCGCTCCCCGTCGAGCAGCAGGCCACGCTGTTCACGGTCGCAGCGTTCTGGCTCGGCGCCATGGACAGCTACAGCCTCCTGTACCGCGAGGAGTTCCACAGCGCCCGCGCGCATTCGGCGATCGCGGCGCTACTGATGGCTGACGATCACATGATCGACCTCACGGTCTGGCTGGCTGACCAGCAGTAACAGCCCCCCGCGAGGCCCCCCGGCAGCCAGCCGGGGGGCCTCGCCCGTCCCCTGGGAATCCCCCGGCCGGAGATGTTGCAATTCAATGGCGTTAGGTGTCATACTGGGAACACAAGGAAGGGGCCGCGAACCCCGACCAACACCCACAACGAAAGGCACACAGTGTCCGACTTCGAAGACACCACCCGGAACCACCTCTCCGGACTGATCGCCCAGGCCTACTACGACCTCACCGTCGTCTGCGCGGGCCTCCCGATCGCCATCGTCCTACCCGCCCGCGTCGGCAACGAGATCGTCCTCACCGACGCCATCCCCGCCGTTCGCCGGGCCATGATCCTCATTGAGGAGCAGCCCCTCCCCGAGGACCCGAAGGACACGTTCGTCGCAGCCTGCGCCTACTGGCTCGCCGCGACCGACGTCTTCACCATGCTGATCGTCAACGGGTTCCACACCGCCCGCGCGCTCAGCGCCGCAACCGTCCTCAACGACGCCGACGAGAAGCTCCGCGAGATCAGCACCTGGCTGGCGGACCGCTGGCTCGAAGGCACCGAGTAACACCACCCCCCGCCCCCGGCAGCCAGCCGGGGGCGAGCCCCTTTCACCGACCCCAGACATGCAAAAGACCGGCAGGCCCGAGCCGAAGCCCAGACGCCCCGAAGAGCGCTCGCGAAAACCTGCCGGTCACACCCAGCCAGAAAGGCCAGACCACCATGGTAGCCAACCCGCCTACCGACGGAGAGACCCTCCGCGAGATCGCCACCCGCTACGGCCGCGCCTACAACACGCTCTCCGCCCAGTGGTCCCGTCACGAGGCATGGCCCGCCCCCGTGGGCAGGCGCGGCCACGCCTACGTCTACAACAGCGCCGAGGTCGACGCCGTGGTCCAGGAGCACTTCGTCCGCGAGGACACCGCCCTCCAGCCGCGCCGCCTCTACACCGCCCGCGAGATCGCCGAGCTCGCCGGGATCTCCGCCGCCACGATCCGCGCGGACGTCTCCAAGGGCAGGTGGCCGGCCCCCGACGACACCGAAGGGCCGGCCAACCGCTGGACCGGCGCCACCATCACGGCCGCGCTCAAGGGGCGCCGCGGGTACCAGCGCAAATCCTCCTGATACGGGCAATGTGATCGGCATTGCAGCCTCACACATTCCCAACCCAGGTCGGCAATCTCCTGCGGAATCTCATCCTCGAACAGATCCGGAAGCTAATTCCGGCCGCAATGTCCGTTGCTAATTCCCGATCCGTGATGCATTGTCATTCGCCGCCGAGGTAGAATAATGGACGCGGTGTACACATTCCGGTGTGGTCACCACGACGAGAGACCCCGCTCCTCGCGAGAGCAGGGCCCCTCATCGCAGTTCACGAGCCCGGTCGCCTATCAGCAGACCGGGCTCGCCGCGTGTCGCGGCTGCTACCGGTCCCGACCGAACTCATCCGTGGGCGCTCAGCGGTACTGAGCGAACTGCCCCACGACGGCGATGATCGCCACCAGGATGCTCACCGCCGCGAGCCAGACCTGCGCCCTCTCGGGGCCGGTCCAACGCCTGCGGGGCTTCTCCAGCTCGGAACTCACCCGCGCCTCCCATCCTTCTCCTGTCGGGTTTCATCCCGACACACCGGCCCGTGAGCGGGCCGGAGACTTCGAACCCACTTGCAAAACAAGTCGAGTTCACAGAGACGTCTGGTTGGCGCTCGCCAGTCTACGCAGAACGCGCGAGCCAGTTGTAATTTCGGGGCTAAGTCCCCGGCCACCCGATGTTTCACGTGAAACAGGTCCAGAAATGACGTCGCTGCGCCCGATCGGCCCCGCTCCGTGGCGGGTGATCTACAAACCCACCGACCGTGGCCGCGAGCCCGCCCGGATGTACCCGTGCGCGCTCGCCAACCCCGGGCGCCACTGCACACGCCGCGAGCTGGCGGCCGTGAACGTCATGGTCTGGGACCACTGCCACGAGCACGGGTACATCCGCGGCCCTCTCTGCGCCCTGCACAACCTCCGCATGGGGCAGTACGACAAGGGCTGGACGCGGTACACCCAGGACCCCGACTTCATCGAGTACGCCCGCCGCTGCTCGGGCTGCTCAGGCCCCTGGTAACCGCTACCTCTCGAATCAACCGAGCTTGCAGTACGCTGACGATTGACAGCGGTGTACTGTTCGTCGCCGCTAGCAAGACGCAGAAAGCCCAGCTCCTGCCAGAGCCGGGCTTCCCGCCGCAGTTCACGAGCCCGGTCGCTCAACAGGAGACCGGGCTCGCTGCATGTGCAGCTGCCGGTTCCGACCGGTTCTCATCCGTGGACACTCAGCGGTACTGAGCGAACTGACCCACGAGGGCGACGATCGCCACCAGAAGTGCCGCCGCGCCCAGTGCCACCTGCGCCTTCTCGGCACCGGTCCACCGTTTACGGGGCTTCTCCAGGTTGGAACTCACCCGCACCTCCCATTTTCCTCTGCCGGGGTTCGGCCCGGACCGCGCCGACCCTTGTACGGGCCGGAGTCTGCGAACTGCCCTGCAAGAAGGTCGAGTTCGTGAGGAACTTGGCTGGCGTTCATCAGTCTACGGGTAGCGCCGACACCAATGGGGTTTTGCCGGTGCTTGGGTACGCACACACCTATTGACCAGCCACGATGCACGATGCGTAGCGCACACGAAGTGCGACGCCCAGGCAAGCTACCGGGGAGTCACCCTCGGAGCCTCCCGGTCTCCGGGCCGAGATCGACGCCGGGCGGTTCGCTTGCACATCTACGACCAATGACGCATCCTTGCCGCAAGTCCGGCGTGCCCGGATATAGGGGCACACCAACGTGTGGGCCTTCGTCGTTCCTTCACGCTCCCTTCACGTTGCGTGCCACGATGCCCCCTCACGACACAGTCCTGGGGAGACTCATGCGCACCACCGCGACCGCCTTCATCGGCTCCGCTCTCCTGCTCGCTCTCATCGGATGCTCAGCCGAGGAGCCTGACCAGAAGCCTGCCGCGAAGGCATCGAACAGCCAGCCTGCCGGCCTCACCGCGAAGACCGCTGCCGCCGAGCTGGCGGACGCGACGGGAGTCACGACGCTCGGCGACCCGCAGGACAATACGGACAGTTGCTCCAGTGCCGAGGGCGAGGAGCCCCAAGAGAACGACTGTGCCGCGCTGGTCACCACCGACACCGTGTCTATCTATGAGTTCGAAACGCCGAAGGTCGCCGGGCACTGGGTGAAGGAGATGCCCAAGGACGCGGACTGGCGACAGGTTGACCGGTTCGCCCTCGCCTTCGGTGCGCGGGACCAGGCGCTCACGGCCGACGAGCGGCGCGATGAGCTGGAGACCGCGCTCGGCGACCTGGTCGCGAAGCAGTAGCCCCACCCACCGATCCAGGCCCGGCCGTATCGCTCCGTCGGCCGGGCCTCGGTACGCCCAGGAGGTGACCGATGGCGAAGGCCAACCCGGTCACCGACGCCGAGCGCGCGCGCATCCGCGAGCTGCACGCCGAGGGCAAGGGCCGCAACGCCATCGCGAAGGAGCTCGGCCGCAGCGGCCGGACGATCAGCGAAGAGGCCGGAAAGCTCGGCATCAGCTTCGCCGCCCGCGCCGGCCAGGTCGCCGCTGCCACCGAGGTACGTCAGGCCGACCTCGCCGACCGCCGTACAGCCTTCGCCACCAAGCTCCAGGACATCGCCGAGCGCGAGGCCGCGAAGATGTCTCAGCCCCTCCTGTACTGGGACTGGGGCGGCAAGGACCACGACTTCGACACGCACCTGGCGCCCGAGCCGACCCCCGCCGACAAGCGCGCCCTCATGGGCACCGTGGCCACCGCGCTGGACCGGTCGCTGCGCCTCGTCCCGCCGAAGGATGAGTCCGGGGTCGAGGAGGGCCTGGCCCTCATCACCCAGCTGATGTCCGGACTGACCGCCGTCTACCAGGCGCAGCAGCAGGACCAGGAGGCCGGCGAGGGGGCGTGATGCTCCAGAACGCCAAGCTCCCCCTGTCCCGGAAGCAGATCGCTTCGATCGTCGAGTGCACGGCGCGCATCAACATCTGGCACGGGGCGATCCGCTCTGGGAAGACGATCGCCTCATTGATCGCGCTGCTCGCCGCTGTTGCTGCGGCCCCGCGCGCCGGCCTCATCCTGATCACCGGACGCACGCTCGACACGATCGGCCGCAACATCATGGAGCCGCTCGTCGACCCCGGGCTGTTCGGCGAGCTGTCGAAGCTGATCGTCTGGACCCCGGGCGCGAAGACCGCGGTCATCCTCGGCCGTACGGTGCACCTGATCGGCGCGAACGACCGCCGCTCCGAGGCCAAGATCCGAGGGGCCACCGTCAGCCTCGTCTACTGCGACGAGGTCAGCCTGTTGCCGAAGGACTTCTTCCGCCAGCTCCTCGGCCGACTGTCCGTCAAGGGCGCCAAGCTCATGGGGACCACCAACCCGGACAATCCCGGCCATTGGTTGAAGCGCGAGTACCTCGACCGCGCGGGCGAACTGAACCTCCGGTCCTGGCACTTCAACCTCGACGACAACCCGTCGCTGGACGCGGACTACGTCGCCTCATTGAAGAAGGAGTACGTCGGCCTCTGGTACCGGCGGTTCATCCTCGGCGCGTGGGTGCAATCCGAGGGTGCGGTGTACGAGATGTTCGACCCGAACCGCCACGTCGTCTCGGAGCTCCCGAGGATCGACCGGTGGCTCGCGGACGGCATCGACTACGGCACCGTGAACCCCTTTGCGGACGTCCTCGTCGGGCTCGGTACCGACCGGCGCCTGTACGTGGTCGGCGAGTACCGGCACGACTCCCGGCTCCAGCGCCGGCAGATGACCGACGCCGAGTACAGCCGGGCCCGCCGCACGTGGCTCGCGAAGGTGCCACACCCGCACTCGACAGCCGTCGGTGTAACCCCCGAGTGGACGGTCGTCGACCCGTCCGCGAGCTCCTTCATCGAGCAGCTCCACCGCGACGGCGTCACAGGAGTCACCTACGCCGACAACGCGGTCCTCGACGGCATCCGCACCGTGAGCAGCCTCCTCGGCACCGGCGACCTCCTGATTCACGAGTCCGCGACCGGCCTCATCGAGGAGCTCCCCGGCTACTCGTGGGACGACACCGCCGCCGAGGCTGGCGAGGACAAGCCGATCAAGGAGAACGACCACAGCTGCGACGCGCTCAGGTACGGCGTCCGTACGACTGAGGCCCTGTGGCGCCCGTACATCCCGACCCGCCTGGAGGTAGCCGCGTGATGCCGACGTCAGACCAGGCCCTGGCGAATGCCGCACGCCTCCTGGAACGAGCCGAGATCGAGCTCACCAACCTGCCGCTCATGTCCCACTATGACGACCTCGCCGGTTCCTGGCTGACCCTGGCCAACCTGCTGATGGAGAAGGAGCGCGTCTGATGCCCTTGCCCACCGGCAACGTCCCCTGGCCGCCGCCGAAGCTGTCCCCTGCGCTTTCGTCGATGAACACCTGGGACACCTGGTGGTCGGGCGATCCGGACCGTCTGGAGTCGCTGTACGGCGGTGGCTCGGGGGCTGGGTCACCGGACCCGAAGCGCCTTCAGTTCGCCACTGGGGCCATCGGCCGGATTGCCCGCTGGTGGTGGGGGACCCCGACCGCGCAGGGCGAACGACGTACGAAGATCCACGTTCCGATCGCGGGCGACATCTGCGCCGGCTCGGCGGACCTCCTGTTCTCCGAGCCGCCCCAGTTCACCGTGGAGAACGCAGCGACGCAGAAGCGCCTGGACGAGCTGACCGATGACGGGATGCTGGCTACCCTCCAGACTGCCGCCGAGGTCGGGGCCGCGCTCGGCGGTGTATACCTCCGCCCCGTCTACGACAAGCAGCTGGCCGACCGGGCCTGGCTCGACGCCGTCCACGCCGACGCAGCTATCCCCGAGTTCCGCTGGGGCCGCCTCGCCGCCGTGACGTTCTGGAAGGTGGTGCGGGAGCAGGACGGGCAGGTCTGGCGGCACCTGGAGCGCCACGAGCCCGAGGGCATCCAGCACGGCCTGTATCAGGGCACGTCAGGCAGGCTCGGCCACCCGGTCCCGCTGGAGGAGAGCGAGGCGACCCAGGGCTTCGCGTCCGCCGTGAACGCGGAGGGGGTCATCGAGACCGGCTTCAAGGGCCTCGACGTCTCGTACATCCCGAACCAAGCAACCCGCAGGTGGCGGAAGGACCCGTACCTCCGGGACTTCGGCAGGTCCGACCTGGACGGCGTCGAGTCGCTGATGGATCAGCTCGATGAAACGTACGCCAGCTGGATGCGGGACATCCGCATCGGCAAGGGCCGCCTCGTCGTACCGGACTCCTACCTCCAGTCCAACGGCCCCGGCCGGGGCGCGAGCTGGAACCCGGACCAGGAGGCGTTCGCCGGGGTCAACGCGCTCGCGCGCGGCGATGGCATGGCGCTCACGGTCTCCCAGTTCGCGATCCGCGTGCAGGAGCACCGGGACACCTCGGAGGACCTGAGCAACCAGATCCTCCGGTCGGCCGGCTACTCGGCACAGACCTTCGGTATCGGCGCAGACGTCGCGATCACCGCGACGGAGGCCGTCGCGAAGGAACGCCGCTCCATGACCACCCGGGGGAAGAAGATCCTGCGAGTGCGGCCCAACCTTGGGAACGCTGTGTGGGCGCTGCTCGCCGTCGACCAGTACGTGTTCGGCACCAAAGGGGTGCCCCAGAGGCCGAACATCGAGTTCGAGGACGGGGTGCAGGAGGCTCCGCTGGCGCTTGCTACCACCGCCGAAATGCTCGGCCGGGCGAACGCCGCGAGCACCGACACCCTCGTACGGATGGTCCACCCCGAATGGGACGACCCGATGGTGGCCGCCGAGGTCGAGCGCATCCACAAGGAGAAGGGCATGGCCGTGCCGGACCCGATGCAGTCCGGCGCCCTGCCGTAGGAGGCCCCGATGCCCGTGTCCCCTGCGCTCGCCGAGGACCTCGCGGCGGCCATCGCCGACCTGTACGAAGCGGCGCAGGGAACCATCATCGAGCACATCCGCGACGCCCTGGCCGCCGACATCGAGTCGCCCCTGTGGCTGGAGCTCAAGGCCCGCTCCCTCGGCGACCTCCAGGCGGCGGTCCAGGTCGTCATCGACGCGCTTCAGCTCGATGCGTCCGGTGCGATCCAGCAGGCGGTCGCGGAGGCGTACGAGCGGGGGCAGCAGGCGGCTGTGGCGGAGCTCGGTGCGCTCGCCGTCGGCCAGGCCGCGGCCACCGCTTCGGCCGTGCCGGCTGCGGCTGCGGTGGACCGGCTGGCCAACGCGCTCATCGCCGATACCGGCCCCGTGCATCTGCGGATCCTGCGGCAGACCATGGACGTCTACCGCGAGGTCGTCGCCCATGCCTCATCGGCGCCGCTGCTCGGCGCGCAGACTCGCCGCCAGGCCGCGCAGACCGCCCTCGACCGGTTCACCGCCAGGGGGGTCACGGGGTTCATCGACAGGGCCGGCCGCTCGTGGGACATGCGGTCGTACGTCGAGATGGCCACCCGGTCCACGGTCGGCAGGGCCGCTGTCGAGGCGCACACGGACCGGCTCGACGCGGCAGGCATCGAGCTGGTGATGGTGTCGGACAGCCCGGAGGAGTGCCCGCTCTGCCGCCCCTGGGAGGGCAAGATCCTCTCCCGGGCGGGGGCGCCCGGGGCGCGCACGATCGAGGTCGAGCACGCCACCGAAGACGAGCAGATGGTCTCGGTCGACGTCGCGGGCAGCCTCGACGAGGCGCGCGCCGCCGGGCTGCTCCATCCGAACTGCCGGCACGATATCCGGATCTTCCTGCCGGGGCTTACGAAGCGCCCGCCGAAACCCCCCGGCCGTGGGACGTACGAGGACACGCAGCGGCAGCGGTACTACGAGCGGCAGGTCCGCCGGTGGAAGCGTGAGGCCGCAGGTGCGATGGACGAGCAGAAGGCCACGGCCGCCCGCGCGAAGGTCCGCGCCTACCAGGGCCGCATCCGGGACCTGGTCGACGAGACCGGCCTCCCGCGCAAGAGCCGGCGCGAACAGCTCGCAGCGGCGCGCTAGCCGACGAAACCTCGGACCTGGCTCGGCTTCTTGTCCTTCGTCGACCGCGCGTCGCCGGTAACGCTGAACCACGCGGCCGGACCGTAGACCGCGATGGGCTGATCCTTGGCGGCGATGTGGCCGCCATCCTCCTTCTCGAAGATCGAGAGGGTGCCGTTCTCGTTGACTTCGTACCGGTACTCCCGGCCCTCGCCGTCCTCGTACCGGTACGGATCAACGGGGCCAGTGAACTTGATCTCAACAGACATGGCGAAACGGTAGCCCAACTGGGCTTATCGGGACGCCTCTTCGCAGACTTCCGTCCGCCGGGTGCGGGCCGGATTGCAGTACAGCCCCGCCGGGTGCGGGACCTCCACCTACGCGCACCAGGAGTGCACGATGCAGCAGCGAACCCTTGCCCGTCACCGGCCCGGGTGGGCACACCCCTACGCCGCCGGCCCTTTCGACCCGTGGCTGTACGCCGACGGCGGGGACGGAGGCGACTCCGGATCCGACAGCGGCGACACCGGTGACGACAGCGGCGACGACGACGCGGACGACCAGGACGACGATGCCGGCGGGACTGGCGACGACGACCAGGATGACGACGCGGCGAAGGACCAGAGGCCGAAGCCGAAGGCACCCGCGAAGAAGCCCGGCGACGAGACGCCCGAGGCGACGATCGCGCGGCTCCAGAAGGAGCTGAAAGCGGCCAACGGCGAGTCGGCGAAGGCCCGCACGACGGCGAAGAAGGCGGCAGCCGACGAGGCCCGCACGGAGATCGTGCAGGAACTCGGCAAGGCCCTCGGCCTTATCAAGGACGAGAAGGACACCCCGCCGGACCCGGCCGCCCTGACGGCCCGGATCGAGCAGGCCACCGCAGCGCACCGTGAGACCGCGGTCGAGCTGGCGGTGTACCGGGGCGCGGGCAAGCACGGGGCGGACCCCGACGCGCTCACCGACTCCCGGGCATTCCTCAACTCCATCAAGGGCCTTGACCCAGCCGACGAAGGGTTCGGCAAGGCCGTGTCTGCGGCCATCAAGAAGGCCGTCGAGGACAACCCCAAGCTCAAGGTCGGCACGTCGGCCCCTGACAGTTCCGCCGGCGATTTCGGCGGCGGCACCGGGGACGGCGACGGATCCGACCCCACCGATATCGACGAGATCCGGAAGGCGCGCCGCAAGCGCCGCACCGGCTAAGAAGGGACACACCCCATGGCCAACACGTTCCTGACCGCGCAGGTCATCGCGCGCCAGGCCCTCGCCAACCTGTACGAGACCACCGTCATGGCAAGTCTCATCCACAGGGACTACGAGCCGGAGTTCGCGCGCAAGCAGGGCGACGCGATCACCATCCGGAAGCCCGCCGTCTTCGAGGCCCACGAGTACAACCGCGCGACGGGCATCGTCGTCCAGGAGGCGACGGAGACCTCGGTCAATATGACCTTGAACCACTTCGCCGATGTCTCCTTCGCCGTCACGTCCGAGGACATGACGCTGAAGATCGAGGACTTCGACGAGCAGCTCCTCACCCCGGCCATGGAGGCGATCTCCCAGAAGATCGACAACGACCTGCTCCTCCTGCGCAACGACATCGTCCAGGAGGTTGGCGGCACCGCCCCGAACGCGGCCGGAGAGGACTATGCCGGCTACAACGGCTCGTACCCCTACTCCGACTCCCGCGTCCTCATCCAGGCCGGCGCGGTCCTCGACCGGAAGAACGTCCCGATGCAGCAGCGCAGCGTCGTGGTCGGCCCGACGACCAAGTCGCTCTGGACCGCTGAGAAGACCTGGCGGCACGCCGACCGACGCGGCTCGACCGAGGGCCTTCTGGAGGCCTCGCTCGGCAGCCGGGTGAGCGGCTTCGACCCGTACATGACCCAGAACGTGGGCCAGCCCGCGGGGTCGCCGGCCACTGGCGAGCCGACCACGGAGGTCAACCTCGCGTTCCACCGGACAGCTTTCGCCCTCGCGTTCCGCCCGCTGGAGCTCCCGAAGGGTGCTCAGAACGCCGCGATCATGAACTACAAGGGCTTCGCCCTGCGCGTGATCTACGGCTACGACCAGGACAAGAAGCAGGACGTCGTCAGCATCGACACCCTGTACGGCGCCAAGACCCTGGACGCCAACCGCGCCGTGCTCATCAAGGGTGCCGACGCCGCCTGACCTCCGGCGCATCACGCGCCACCCGACCCAGCAGGGCCCGCCGCGGCGGGCCCCTTTGCATTCCCCGGAGGGGAGATCCACTGGCATGACGACCTACTTCAACGAGCGCACCGGCGACCGGGTCGAGATGGACGGCCGGTCCGCCCGGCTGGACGCGCTGGACAACTGGACGCGGCTCGGCGGTGACGAACCGACGCCGCGAGTGGTCGACGACGGGATCCTGTCCCGGCCGTCTCTGGCTGGACCTCGGGCCGAGCAGGGCCCCGGACAGGTCCTGGTCGAGACGACGCTGCCGACCCCCGACGAGGTGCCGACGCAGGAGACGCCGCCGGTCGAGCTGACCCCGGTCAGCCAGGCCCCGGCGGACGAGCCCCGCCAGCCGGCCAAGTCCGGGTCCAAGGCGGACTGGCAGGCGTACGCCCGCACGCGCGCCAAGGACTCCACCGAGGAGGCCGAGATCGACGGCCTCACCCGCGACGAGCTCGCAGCCCGGTACGGGGGCGGTAACTGATGCCGCTGTCTGGAGCGACACTCGCTGTCGCGGCCTTCGCTGAGCAGACGTCGTCGATCGACCTCGGTACAAGCCGGGCTCCGCAGTCTCTGGCCCGATCGCTGTCGCTGGCAAACGGGACAGGCGCGGGCAAGGCCGACCGAGTGTTCTCCGACCGGCGCACGCTGGCCGCGTCGGGCACCGAGGATCTCGACCTGGCGGGCGTACTCGTCGACGCTTTCGGCGCGACGATCACTTTCGCCCGGATCAAGGGTCTGGTGATCGCGGCGGCGGCCGGGAACACGAACAACGTGGTGGTCGGGGCAGCATCCAGCAATCCCTGGTCCACGCTGCTCGGCGCAACCGGCACTCTGCTCGTCCGCCCGGGCGCCTTCGTCGCGGTCGGGACCGGGGTGGCGGACGCGACCGGCTACGCGGTGACGGCGTCCACCGGGGACCTGCTGAAGATCGCCAACTCGGCGGCTGGCACGGCGGTCACCTACGACATCCACATCATCGGCGCGTCTGCCTGACGCGCCCCGGCGGGGGAGGCCACCACCTCCCGCGCCCCGGCGGGGGAGGTGCTGGCCTCCCCCGCCCTTCAGACCTCCCGCATGGCGGTGGGTGGATGGCCGCGCCACGGCGCGGCCCGGTGGTGGAGGCGCGCCCCGATGGTGACCGGGCGCGCCACACACCCCTGACCTCGCGGACGGAGAGCCCATGCCTGTAGTCGGCGACCAGACCACCGCGACCCTCGCGGTCCCCACCCACGACGTCACCACCCTGGCCACGCTCACCGTGACCAGCCCCGCCGGTGCGGTATCCACACCTGTGGTCACCCCTGTGGACGACGGTGCGACCTGGACGGCCCCAGTGGCCTACACGGTGGCCGGCCTCTGGCGGCTGTCTTGGACAGTCACCGGGACCGGGGCCACCGTCGAGCACCAGCTGGTGTCCGTCGGCCCGGCGCCGAGCCTCCTCGAGGACGGCCGGTCGTACGCCACGACCACGGACCTCGCGAACTACCTGGGGGCGGCTCCGCCCGTCTCGGCGCCGCGGCTGCTCCTGCGAGCCTCGGAGCTCCTCGACAGCGACTTCCTGGTGGCGGCGGTCTACGACGTCGACACCGACGGCATGCCGACGCACCCGCTGGTCCTCGCTGGATTCCGCGACGCGGTGTGCAGCCAGGTCGAGTTCTGGGGCGAGGTCGGAGAGGACGCCGACATCTCGGGCCCGCTGCAGGGCGCCCAGATCGGCAGCGTCAACCTCCAGTTCGGGTCAGGCGACAACCGCGCGAGCCCGTCTTACTACGCCCCGAAGCTTGTCCGGGCACTGCGGTCGATCCCGTCCGAGCACATCCGGTTCGTGGCCATGGCGGCCTACTGATGGCCGCCATCCCGCGCCGCTTCCTCCGGCACCGGATCCTCGTCGAGCCGTACCTCGGTCGATCGTCCACGCAGGACCTGTACGGGCCAGCCGTCGAGGTGCGGTGCCTACTCGACGAGAAGACGAGGAACGTCCGGACGCCCGGCGGCGACGTCGTGGTGTCCTCGTCGACCGCGTACGCCTACCCCGGCACGAAGGCCCCGCCGAAGAGCCGCGTGACGCTTGCCGACGGCCGGACGACCAAGGTCATCCAGGACGCCCCACGGGACGGCGGAGGCCTCGGCACCCCCGACCACGTCGAGATCCAGCTTGAGTAGGAGGCGCTCATGCCCGCGCGCTACCGGCTCCAGTTCAACGGCGACCAGGTGGTGGCCGCACTGCGGCCGGCCGCCGCGCATGGGGCCTTCCTTGCCGCGGAGTACGTGCTCGGCGAGTCCCAGGCCGTCGTCCCCCTCGACGAGGCCGCACTGTCCCGGTCCGGGACGGCCTCAGTCGACGAGGGGGACCTCACCGCTGCCGTGTCGTACGACACCCCGTACGCAGTCATCCAGCACGAGCGGATGGACTTTCGGCACGCGCCCGGGCGCCAGGCGAAGTACCTGGAGCAGCCGCTGTTCCAGTCCCGCGCCCAGGTCCAGGCGATCATCGCGGCGCAGCTGAGGCGGGCAATTCAGTGACGTACACCGTCGACCTGCTGGAGGGCCTCGCCGGGCTGATGACCGACGAGGCCCTCGGCGTCTACCGACCCGACGCCCCGATCGGCCCCGGCGAGACCCCGATCGTCCTCGGCGCGATGCCGGAGGAGCCCGCCCGGGTCTACGTCCTCACGCCGTACCCGGTCGAGGACACAGACACCACGGACGCCATCACGGCCGTGCAGATCCGGTACCGGGCCGGCCCCGACCTCCGCGAGGTCTGGGACATGGCGGACCAGGCCTTCGCCCTCCTGCATGAGCGGCGCAGCTACCGGCTCCGCGACATCTACGTCGCCCTGTCCTGGCGGGAGTCTCTCGGCGTCATGGGCCAGGACGCCCACGGCCGCAACGAGCTGACCAGCAACTTTTACCTCCGGACCACCCGGCCGGGCCCCTTCCTGAACGACTAGGAGATCGCGCATGTCTACTCCCACCCCGGAGACCGCCCTCGCCCGCCGGTGGCGTCTCGACCTCAACATGGCGGCCACCGGTGACCCGGAGGACTGGGTCACCGTCATGGGCATCACGGACCTCACGCCGCCTTTCCCGGACCCGAACATCGAGGACTCCTCGGACTACGAGTCGGGTGGGTGGAACGGCAACGAGAAGACCGCCCAGGGCTGGGAGCTGTCGGCCACACTGAACCGCAAGATCAACGACCAGGTGAAGGTCTACCACCCCACCCACGAGAAGCTCCGCCTGGCCGCGTACGCCTTCGGCAGCGCCTCGAAGGTGACCCTGCGCTGGTACGACCGCGAGGGCTTCCCCGAGGCGTACACCGGCCGCGGCATCGTGAAGTGGGAGCCGTCCGGCGGCGAGCACACCGCGCTCGACCAGGTCGAGGTCACCATCACCGGTGACGGCGCGATCACCCCGATCACGAACCCGCTCGCCTGATGGCGGGCCAGTTCGCTGCGCTCGACGCCTTCCTCGACGACGCCCTGGAGCTTCCGGTCGTCGGCAAGGACGGGGTCGAGCGCACGTATCGGATCGAGGACCCGGCGGCCGAGGACGGTCTCAAAATCGAGCGCATCACATCTCTGGCCGCGCGTCTGTATGCCGGCGGCGAGGCGCCGGCCAAGGAGACCCTCGACGACGACGAAGAGATCGACCTGTTCCGCATGTGCCTGGGCAGCGCGTACGACCAGCTGAGCGCGGACCTGTCGTGGAGCCGCTTCAAGCACGTGGCGCTCACGGCGATGATGTGGATCACTGCTGACCTGGAGACTGCCGAGCAGTACTGGGCGTCAGGGATCGCCCCGGGAAAAGCACCGAATCGGTCAGCGCGGAGGCAGGCCGCGCGCGGCTCATCGGCAAAGGCTGCGGCGAGTACGACCCGGAAACGGGCCTCTACGAGTGGTACGAGGGCGGCGTCAAAGCAGCCCCGCAAGACCGCCGCCAAGGCAAAGGAAAAGCCAGCGGCCCAGAGCTGACCCGCCAGGCCCTGCTGGAGCAATGGGCGCTGGTCGAGGCGGACTTCCAGGACACGTACGGCCTCGACCTCGACACCCCCGGCCTGATGCGCGAGCGCTCCTGGCGCTGGCTGAAGGTCCGCATCTACGGGCTCCTCTCGGCAGAGACCCGGATCTACCGGCACTTCGCGCCTCCTGAGCGCACAACCTGAGGAGGCCCCGTGGCGCTGACCATCGGCGAGCTGGTGGGATTCATCCGGCTCGACGATGGAGAGGTCCGCCCTGCACTCCAGCGCGCGGAGGGCGACCTCAACGCGTCCGGCCGGCGGATGGCCGATGACGCGGAGCAGGCCGGGCAGCGCGCGGGCCAGGCGCTTGGCGAAGGTCTGACCCGCGCCTCCGACGGCTCAATCCGGGATGCTCGCGGTCGCTTCGTCGCGGCAGCCCGCCAGTCGGGCGATGCGGCCGGGGACGCCCTCGGCGACGCCCTGGCCGACGGCGCCGCGGACGGCGCCCGCGACGCCGTACAGGAGGCAGAAGGGGGCCTCACCAGGCTCCAGACCGTGGCGGCCGGTGCGGGCATCGCGGCCGGCGGCGCGCTCGTGGTGGGACTCGCTCAGGCTCTGGAGCAGTCGCAGATCCTGGGCGTGCTGGAGGCGCGTATCGGTGGTGCGCCGGCTGTCGCCCAGAAGTACGGCCGGGCGGCAGGCGCGCTCTTCGCCAGCGCGGTGGTGGCCGACTTCCAGACCGCTGCCGACACGATGGCCGCGATCGCCCAGAACGGTCTGCTTCCCACCGGTGCGACTGAGGCGCAGATCCAGCTGCTCGGCACGCGCGTGGCCAACACCGCGACCGTCCTCGGGGAGGAGGTCGCGAAGGTCTCGACGACCGTCGGAAAGATGGTCAAGACCGGGATGGCCAAAAACGCCAACGAGGCCATGGACATCCTCGTCAAGGCCCAGCAGAAGGGCCTGAACGCGTCGGAAGATTTGCTCGACACATTCGACGAGTACAGCACGCAATTCCGCAAGGTCGGGATTGATGGCCCGATGGCAATGGGCCTGGTTTCGCAGGCGCTTGCAGGTGGCGCCCGGGACACGGACATCGCGGCTGACGCGATCAAGGAGTTCTCGCTCCTATCGATCGACGGCAGCAAGGGCGCCGCCGACGCGTACAAGACCCTCGGGCTGAACGCGAAGGACATGATCGCTACCCTCGCCGCCGGCGGACCTGGTGCCCAGAAGGCCATGGACATCATCTTCGACAAGATCCGTGGGCTGAAAGATCCGGTCGACAAAAACACGGTTGCGATCGGCCTCTTCGGGACGAAATTCGAGGACCTCGGCGGGGCTTTTGACACCATGGACCCGTCGAAGGCAGCCGCGAAATTCGGCACCTTCAAGGGGTCGATTGATGCCGCCGGAAAATCCATTTCCGAATCGGCTGGCGTTCGCGTCGAGGCTTTCAAGCGCGGGCTACAGCAAGGCATCGTAAACGTGCTGGGTGGGCAGGTAATTCCTGCTCTGATGGGGTTCGCCCGGTGGTGCCAGGAAAATTCCGGCACGGTGAGGATTCTCGCCGGCGTGGTGGCCGGTGTGCTGGTGCCGACGCTCGTGCTGATGGGCGTGACGGCCACAGTTTCGGCGGCCCGTACGGTCGCCGCCTGGGTGACGTCTGGCGCGAGTGCTCTGACGTCAGCCGGGACGCAGGTGGCCGCTGGTGCACGGGTTGTAGGCGCGTGGGTGCTCATGGGCGTTCAGGCCATGATTCAGGGTGCCCGGATGGCTGCGGCCTGGGTGATGGCGATGGGGCCGATCGGCTGGGTCATCGCTGCGATCGTCGGCCTGGGCCTTCTGATCTGGGCCAACTGGGACAAGATCAAGGCCTGGACGCTGGCCGCCTGGGACTGGATCTGGGCCAAGATCAAGGGTGTCGGGCAATTGATGCTCGATTTCTTTTTGAATTTCACTTTGTATGGCCTGATTATCAAGCACTGGGACAAAATCAAGGCCGGAACTGCGGCTGCCTGGAATTGGGTCTGGGGCAAGATCAAGGGATTCGGAACCTCGATCTACAACACGGTCGTCGGTTTTGTCGCCGGGGTCATCAAGGCCTGGGACAAGCTGAAATTCCAGATCGCGCTCAAGATGATCGCGCTCGCCGCGTACGTGTCCGGTCTGCCCGGCCGGATCCGGGGCGCCCTGGGCAACATGGGCTCCCTGCTGCTCCAGAAGGGCAAGGACGTCGTCCGGGGCCTCTGGCAGGGCATCCAGGACATGGGCGGCTGGATCAAGTCCAAGATCATGGGCTGGGCCAGCAGCGTCATCCCGGGCCCGATCGCGAAGGCACTCGGGATCTCAAGCCCCTCGAAGGTCACGGCGGCGCAGGGCCGTTGGATCGGCCGAGGCCTGATCGACGGGCTCACCGGCACCGGCAAGCAGGTCAAGTCCGCGGCCCAGAGGCTTGCGGACATGGTGCGCGATGGGCTGGCACCCGGGAAGAAGCGTTCGGCGGCGCTCGGGAAGATCAGCGCCGGGTCGAAGGCCTTGCAGAAGCTGGCCTCGCAGGAGGCCAAGCTCGCGGCGCGGATGAAGACGGCGTCGAAGAGCCTCGCGGACCAGATCAAGGCCCGCGACAAGCTGTCCGCGGACGTGACGAAGGGGGTCCTCGACGCTGCGAACATCACCTCCAACACCGGCGGCGGGCCGGTCAGCGCGCAGTCGATCCTGTCGACGCTGACCGACAAAATGCGCCAGGCGACCCAGTTCGCGGCTCAACTGGCGACGCTCCGGAAGAAGGGCGTACGGGGCGACCTGATCGCGCAGATCGCGCAGGCGGGCGTCGAGCAGGGATCCGGGGCGGCTGCGGCTCTCGCCATGGCGTCCTCCTCGCAGATCAAGCAGATCAACGCGACGCAGGGCCAGCTGGTGACTGCTGCCGGCCAGGCTGGGAGCGCGGCCGGGCAGGCCATGTACGGCGCGGGCATTCAGGCAGCGGCCGGGCTCGTGAAGGGCCTCCAGGCGCAGCAGTCCGCGATCGAAAAGCAGATGAACAAGATCGCGAAGGGCATGGCCAGCGCGATCAAGAAGGCGCTCGGGATCCACTCGCCTTCGAGGGTCATGGCGGACCAGGTCGGCCGGTTCATCCCGGCAGGGCTGATCGAGGGCGTGCAGGCCGGTGTGCCCGCGCTCGACCGCACGATGACGTCCCTCGTCACCCCGCCCCCCGTCGGCGGCTCCATGGCGGCACCCAGCGGCCTCACCGCATCGGCCGACCGCAGGGTCGTGATCGAGATCAGGTCCTCCGGCACCCGCCAGGACGATCTGGTCCTCAACTCGCTCCGTCAGTCCATCAAGGTGCGCGGCCGTGACGCGCAGCTCGTGCTTGCAGGAAGGGGCTGATGACGCATGGCCTTCCCGGAGGACCTGCTCGGCCTTAAGGCAGCGCTGACGATCGACGGCCAGGTCGTGGACGTCACGACGGACGTGTTCACGCGGGACCCGATCGAGATCACGCATGGCATGAGCGCGCAGGGCACCGGGGTGGACCCGGCGTCCTGCTCGCTCACGCTCAGGAACGTGGATGGGCGGTACAGCCCCAACAACCCGCTCTCGCCCTACTCGCTGACACGGAACACGCCGCTCTCCATCACAGTGCCGGGCACGGAGGCGTACCTGAAGCTCGATGGCACTGTGACGTCCTACGCCCGGACCTCGGACACGGCCGTCCTCGACATCACCGGTGACCTCGACATCCGGGTCGAGGCCACCGCCGACTGGTACGCGACGGCGAACCAGACTCTGATCGGGAAGTGGGTGAGCGTCGGCAATCAGCGCTCGTACCTGCTGCGTATCGAGGCCGGCCAGCTGATCCTGAACTGGTCGCCGGACGGGACGGCCGCGTACTTCTTCGCTGGGCAGCCCTTGCCCCTGCTCCCCGCCCGCGCGGCCCTCCGCGCCACCCTGGACGTCAACAACGGTGCTGGCGGCTGCACGATGGTCTTGTACTGGGCCGAGACCCTGGACGGGCCGTGGACCCAGGTCGGCGACGTGATGACGCTGACCGGCACCACCAGCATCTACGCCAGCACTGCCCCGCTCGAGGTGGCGCCTGTCCAGGCGACCGGGTGGGCCCCGCTGGCTGGCCGCGTGCACCGCGCCCAGGTCCGGTCTGGGATCGGCGGCACCGTAGTGGCCAGCCCGGACGTCCGGGCCCTCCCCCCGGGCACGACGACGTCCTTCGCGGACTCAGCCGGCCGCACGTGGACTCTCACGGGTGCAGAGATCAGCAATCGTGAGCCTCTGTTCACCGGCGAGGTGTCGTCATGGCCGACGAAGTGGGGGCCGTCGGGGCGGGATGCGTCTGCGTCAATCGAGGCTGCGGGCATCCTGCGGCGCCTCCGGCAAGGGCGCCGGCCGATCCAATCCACGCTGCGACGACGCATTCCGTCTGACCCTTCGCTGATTGCGTACTGGCCGATGGAGGACGGGGCGGCAGCAACCGCGGCGTACTCGCCACTTCCAGGGGTGGCGCCGCTGGCGCTGACCGGGGTGGAGCTGGGCGCCGACGGCTCCCTCGGCGGTGCCGCCACCGTCGCCAAGGTCACCAACCCGGCAACGCTTCGAGGCCTTGTCCCGCGCGCCAGCACCCAGGGTTGGCAGGTCGAATTCGTCTACAACTTGCCGTCGTTGCCCGCCCTGCAGACCGAGATCATGCGTGTCCTGGTGGCGGGTTCGACGATGCGTACCGCAGTGGTCTACGCGAGCACGGCAGGTATCCGCATCGAGGCGCAGGACTCCGCCGGCGACGTCCTCGCGTTCGCCGTCTACAACAACTCCGCCGCCATCGCTGACTTCTGGGGCAAGTGGAACAGATTGGCGATCTACACCAGCGACACCGGGGGTGGCACCACCCGCCTGTACGCGTCGTGGCGGGACATCTCCGCGAACAGCAGGTATTACGCGACGACGTCCTTCGCTGGCGTCCAAGGGGCCGTGACCGAGATCAACGGCGCCTGGGGGACTGGCACCGCCGACATGCTCATCGGCCACATCGCAGCTTTCAATATCCCGGCGGTGAGCGGAGCGGCGTCCCCGCCCGGGTCGAACATCTTCAGCGGTGCCGACGACGGCTTCCACAGCGAGACCACTCTCGCCCGTATGGCCAGGCTCGGAGCCGAAGAAGCGGCTCTGGTGGATCTGGCGTGCATCGGCTCCGACTACCCTCAGCCGTCCCAACGGCTGGGCCCCCAGCGGCCGAACACCCTGCTCAACCTCCTCAACCAGGGCGCTGAGACTGACGGCGGCATCCTTCTCGAGAGGACTGACCGGCCGGGGCTGGTCTACAGGTCCCGGACCAGCCTCTACAACCAGAAGCCGACACTGGTCCTCGACTACGCGGCGGGGGTGATTGCGCCCCCGCTGGAGCCGGTCCAGGACGACTCGACGCTCGCGAACGACGTCACAGTCCAGCGCGAGGGAGGGTCCTCCGGGCAGCACGTGGTCGAGGAAGGTCCGCTCAGCGTGCAACCCCCCGAAGAGGGCGGCGTCGGGATCTACGAGCAGTCCATCACGCTGTCGCTCGCGACCGACAGCCAGCCGCAGGGGATCGCGGAGTGGCTGGCGCACCTGGGTACGTGGCCTGAGCCTCGGTACCCGACGGTGAAAGTGCGGCTCCACCGGCATCCGGAACTGATTCCGGCCGTATTGCGGCTGCGGATCGGGGACCTGATCCGGATCACGAACCCGCCGACCTGGACTGGCCCGGGACCGATCGACCTGCACGTTCTGCAGATCTCTCACGTGCCGCTGCCCCGGACGTGGGAGGTGTCCTTCGTCTGCGTGCCGGCCGGTCCGTGGCGGGTCGGTGTACTGGAGGACTTCGTGGCCGGCCGGGCTGATACGGACGGCTCGCAGCTGGCCGTGGGGGTCTCGGCGTCGGCAACCTCATGGTCGGTGGCCGTGACGGCTGGGCCGCTGTGGCTGACCACAGCGACCAGGCCGGCGGAGTTCCCGGTCGACGTGACGTGCGAGGGCGAGCAGGTCCGCGTCACCGGCATCACCGGCACCAGCTCGCCGCAGACGTTCACGGTCGTCCGCGCAGTGAACGGGGTCTCGAAGAGCCACAGTGCGGGCGCCCCACTGTCCCTGACCTATCCGATGAGACTGGCTCTGTAGGAGGACCTCATGCCCATCCCTGCGGGTGGCATCGTCACCGCCGGCCAGTTGGCCATGCTGCGGCCGACCCCGTACGACGTGACCGCTACAGCGAACCTCACAGTGACCATGGCCGAGACCGACGTTCCCGGTGCGCTGCTCTCGATCACCACTGCCACGGCCGGGGCCTACTTTTCGGCTCACGCGATTTTCGGGTTCGACACCCTGAGCGCCGGCACGAGTTTCGCTGAGGGGCGGCTACGCCTGGATGGCGTCACCGTGGCCGGGGCCGCCCGCTGGTCGGGGCCCGCCGCAACCGATTTCAACACGGCGTCCCAGGTGTGGAGCGGAACGCTCGCCGCCGCTGGGACCCATCCCTTTCAGCTCCGCGCCGCGTCGAATGCTGGCTCGGACATCCAGATTCTTGGGGCCTACACGAAGCTCTGCGTCACGATTTATGAGGTGGTCTGAATACCCCTGACTGCACTGGTCCCGCTGGAATCCGATCAGCTGGTCTCGGCGGCCATCCCGGTGGACCTGCCCTCTGATACGTACAGGCTGCTGTACCGGGTGGTGACCGGGCCGCTGTCGCCCGGCGACCGGCTGGACATCACCGCCGACGCCCGGGTCACCAACGACGTCGGGGTCCCCGGCGGAACGCGCTACACCATCGGTGTCGGCTGGCATTTGTGGGCGTACTCCTACACCGACCCCGCCCGCAGCACCGGGCCCTGGTGGCGCATCAGCCACTCCATGGGCGACAACGTCACGCCGGACCGGCACCACATGCCGCTCCACATCAGCCGCCTCCACACCATCCCCGACGATCACCCGGCCGGGCACCGACTGGTCGTCTGCCTGCGCGCCGACGCCCACAGCACAGCCTGGTCCAAGAACGACGGGAACGACAAGCTCACCGTCGACGCCGGATACGGACAGCTGATCGTCCGACCACTCATCGCCGTATCCGAGCCCGCGACGGCCTCTTGATCTCTGCCGAACCTTCCTGCCCCGCGCCGATCCGGCCGGGGTCTTTCCCATTCCTGGAGGCATTCATGTCCCCTGCTCCGACACCCTCTGTGGGACGGATCGTGCACTACGTCAGCCACGGGTCGCCCGTACTGCCGGACGGCTCCCAGCGCTACCCGTCCGTGTGCCGGGCTGCCATCGTCACCGCGGTGCCTGCGGTCCTGGACGAGGTCGCCATCGTCAGCCTCGCCGTCCTCAGCCCGACCGGCACCCACCACGACCAGCACGTTCCGCAGGCCGAGCCGACGGACGGCATCCTGATGGGCGGCACGTGGCACTGGCCGGAGCGCATCTGATGGCCGCCCCGGCGAACGCCGACCGCTTCCTCCAGGCCCTGCTCGACGAGGGCCTAGAGGTCATCGAGGTCGGTAACTGGCGTACGCACAACCGGAACCACAAGGGCGCCTGGGGACCCGTGCACGGGGTGATGCTTCACCACACGGTCACCAGGGGCACCGACGCCACCGTACGGATCTGCCGCGACGGCCACAGCGCGCTCCCCGGGCCGCTCTCCCACGGGGTCATCGCGAAGGACGGCCGCGTCCACCTGGTCGGCTACGGCCGCACGAACCATGCCGGCCTCGGCGATGACGACGTCCTCGAGGCGGTGATCGACGAGCGCTCGACCCCGGAGGACAACGAGTCGAACACGGACGGGAACCGGCACTTCTACGGCTTCGAGTGCGAGAACCTCGGCGACGGCAAGGACCCGTGGCCCGCCGCACAGCTGCTGGCCATCGAGAAGGCCTCCGCCGCGGTGTGCCGGCTGCACGACTGGGACGCCCCCTCGGTCATCGGCCACAAAGAGTGGCAGCCGGGCAAGATCGATCCCCGCGGCTTCGAGATGGACGACATGCGCGCCCGGATCCACGGCCGCCTGGTCGACGACGAGCCGGTCCCACCGAAGAAGCCGACGCCGAAGCCGCCCGCGCGGCCGGCGTTCCCTGGCCGCTCGGCCTTCGGGCGCGGCAAGTCCAGCGCTTCGATTCTGCTGCTCGGCCAGCAGCTGGTCCGCAAGGGCTACGGCAGCCACTACAGGGTCGGCCCCTCGAAGACGTGGGGCGAGGCCGACCGCCTCAACGTGGCTGCTTTCCAGCGCGCGCACGCGTCGCTCAGGGGCGACGCCGACGGCTACCCCGGCCCCCTCACCTGGCAACTCCTCTTCAGCTGAAAGGCAGGCTTCACCATGGCTTCTTCCTCTGCTCCGATCGAGACGAAGGTCAAGGCAGGATCGGCGCTCGCGTATCTGGTGAGCGTCGCCGGCCTCGCGGTCCTGGGCGCGGTCACCGACGACCCGAACCTGATCAGCTCCATGCCGAATGCCCTGGAGCCCTTCGTGCTCGCCCTGGTGCCGGCCGCCGCGTCCGCAGTGGCCGGGTGGGCGGCGCCGCACACCCCGCGGTCGGACACCTGATGCGTCCCGCGCTGGCCTTGTGCTGGGGGCGGCTGGGCTGGCGCGGCCTCGCGCTGATGCTCACCGGCGCCTCTTGGATCTCGTACGGGGCCAGCCTTGCCGTGCAACCCCGGTACGGGACGGTGCGGGGCATCTCGGTCCTCCTGGACCTGATGCCGATGGCGGCGTGGGGCTGGGGGTGGATCGGGTGCGGCATCGTGGCCCTGATCTATGCCCTGGTACGGCTCGGGCACGATCTGCCGGGCATCGCCGCAGCGATGGCACCACCGCTGCTCTGGTCGCTGGCGTACGCCCTCGGGGGCGCCTCCGGGGCGTCGGGGACTGCGTGGGGGGCGGTGATGCCATGGGGGTCCCACGCCGCGCTCATCGCGGTCGTGGCATACCTGACTCGCCCCCGTCTGATTGTCCCGAGGGTGGTGAGACATGGAGTCGAGTAG